GGTTTAGCACCAGAACATATAACGTCATTGACGCACATAGCAACGAGATCCTGACCAATAGTGGTGTAATCATCAGCAATTCTACAGATATTAATTTTAGTTCCGACACCATCAGCACCAGATACCAACACAGGTTTCTCATATCCTGGTGAGATCTCCATCATTCCATTGAACCCACCAATAGAAGGTGCCATTACCTTGAGATATTCTACAAATGCTCTACCTTTTTCAATGTCAACACCAGAAGTTTTGTAGTCCATCAGTCAGTTTTTCCTAGTCGAATGTATAATGTGATGAGTGATTGTGAGATTAGATCACAAGAATATGTGAATCCAATTTGATCTTCCTTATCCCAGTGTTCTCTTTGACTTCTAAGAAGTGCAGAAAACTCTTTAATTTTAGACCTCATCTCTTCGTTTGTCAACTTATCCAATGATTTCACCTCTGGCAATTTGTTCACGACGTTTTAGTTTCCATACTATGTAATCCATTGTTGGGATACACATAGGGTTCCAACCTACAAATGTTGTGGATTCCTTACTTGGGATCTTCCAACAGGGAGCATCATCATTCTCAAGGTCTAATGATTTACGATACTCCTCCTCACCATACATAACAACTGCTCTCTCTGCTTGATTCAAACTCGTGAAACAAGCAAAGCAGTTCTTCCTAATCTCATCAGGGATTTCGTGTTTCATATCCGTAATACTTCTCGTTGTAGTATGGGTTACTGTTTATAGTAATAGACTTGATAAATGATTGCTTACGATCTTCATCTGTTGGTGGTACATAATACATATCTAACCATCCTTGATTAATAAGTTCAAAGAAGTCTGGTTCCCATGATGCTAATGAGTTTAATGAATCAAATCTTTCACTGATTGCTAACCACCAAGTATCATACCATCCTCCACCAAATCTAAAACGGATCTTGTCAAGTTGTTTTTCAGTCATTGGATTGCCAAGGGTTGTAGTCGGTCAAGGATCTCACGATAGGCAGGTACAATATCACCTTCATCATTCCTGAATAGATCCTTATCAAATCTTTCCTCACCACCAATCTTCCATAGTCTCATACTATCAGGACTGATCTCATCGGCAAGATACAAATCACCATGAGCATCATAACCATACTCAATCTTAAAGTCAACCAGATCAATACCCATGATGTAGAACATCTGACGAAGGTAATCATTGACCCGTAGTGTCATCTCAATGAAAGGTTCTGGATCATATCCCATCAGACGCACACGGTCTGGTGTAAGTAGAGGGTCATGCTTACTATCATCCTTGAGAAAGAATTCTACAATCGGTTGTGGTAGTGGAGCACCTTCTTGGAGAGTTGTCTCACGAACAATAGATCCAGCAGCACGATTACGACAAATAACTTCTAATGGAACGATATCTACTTTCTTACAGATCATCTTGTTCGCACCAACCATATTAATATAATGAGTTGGGATATGTTCTTTGGAAAGTTTCTCAAAAATGATAGATGAAATACTACAACAGAGAGATCCTTTTCCTAAAGGATGATCTTCCTTCTCCCCATTCCCAGCAGTTACCTTATCATGATACTCAATGATGACACGATCAGCATCGTCTCCCTGATAAACAGTTTTGACTTTGCCTTCAATAATTACTTCCATTAATCTCTTTGTCTCCAGTCGTCAGGTTTATCACGTTGAAACCAATCTTTAATATCATCAGCACTATCAAATCCCGTTTTATGATTGGATGGGTCGGGATCTCCTAGTCCCATCCTATTCATAAAATCGTCTATACTGCCCTCTTCAATGTCTTGTGCTGCTTGGCGTCTTGCCTTCTGCAACCAATCTCTAGCAAGTGTATGAGATTTTGCTAGTTTTTCTGCCCAGATCATGTCCTCAAGTGGGACATTTTCTTTATTTGCGATACATCTACAAATAGACTCTAGTCTTAGTCTGTATTGAGTAGATATCATGTTAGTCTCGCAGTTTTTTCTGTAGGTCTGAAACTCGTTGATACTCGTCAAGAGCATTCTCAGAACGATATTTAAGAATAGTTTGAATATCTTCTAAGATAACTTCTGCATCAACGTAGTCATCAAGATATTTATCAATCGCATCTTTAAGATAACGTAATCTATGCCACTCAGGACTATAAGGTTTGTATTCCATAATAATGCGTTTGATATTTTTAAATTATATACGCATCTCGACTGATTGTCAAGAAACTTTGTAGTTAAATTTCAATATCCTTTGCTTCCTCAATGAGTGAGCTAATATATTTTTCGGTTCCGTCAAGTTTCTTGACTTCAAACACTGTAGATCTCATGTACTTCTTGATACCCTTATATTCTTTCATAAGTTTATCAACTTCACGTTGATCAATTGTAACCTTTGCTTTTCCATTATAGGAATCATCGATTTCATTATTAGAGAATCCACCAAATCCTTTATTCATTTCTTTTTCTTTTCTTCTGGTGCTTTGTATCCATACAAGTTAGGTCTAATTCTTCCTGCAGTTTGATTGAATGTTAGTAGATCATATCTAAAAAGATCATAATAATGATCAAAAATATCCACCTTTTTATTTGCCATTACGATATCATAATGGATTTTTTTATCAAGAACATACTCTACCATATATGAATTGGTTGGTAGAGATGTGTCTTCTGCTAGTTTAGGATCGCAGTCCTCATGGAGAATAACAAATTTCAACTACGTCCTCCCCAAGTAATGTCTGGATATGCCTGCTTTACATTATCAAAAGAAATTTTATACTTATTAGATAAATTTCCATCTTTAATAAGAACAAGAATTTCTGCCTCTTCAGGATGCAAACCTTCAAGAATATTAATAAACATTACTTCTCTTCGGATAGAAGATAAAGAATCATTACCACCTTTCACAAAATTATAAAGTTTTGTAGATTCTTTTCGTATAGAAGTTTTCTTTGCCCGTTGAGATTCTTCGGCAATAGAATTTTGTGTCTGTGAAGATACTCTAATCTTATCTGATAGGTTTCCAGATGCTGTCACATCCTCTTTAAGATTTCCATATGGAACTTCTCCAGGAGGAAGCAACGAGATTACACTTTCATCAAAGTTCCAAATCAGAATGCTCTTGAGTGGGAGACAATCATACTTTTTGAGTGCCTCCACTTTCTTCGCATTACTACGTTGCTTAGAAACTACCTCAAGAATTTCATGCATAAAAGCATTTGTTGGAAGTTCAGGAAGAGCTGTCGTCGTCGTCTTCTTTTTCGTAGTAGTCGTCATAACTGTTTTCAAATCGTACTGCTAAAATTTCATCTGGTAGGATGTTACCATTTTGGTCAAACATCTCTGGGTGTGTATATCCCTTATAGGAATATAAGTTCTCTTTCACTAGAAATCCAATAACTAAACCGAGTGCTAGTAAACATATTCCTAACACGATGCTGATTGCTATGATTGCTGCTTGCATGGATACTCTCCCTGAGAACGTTTTTTTATTTCCAAAGTCATTTCAAACTTAAACAACTTAATTTTAAATTCAAATGCTTTTTCTTGTGGTTTTACGATCTCCCTCCCAGATTCTAACATAAGTTCCAATCCACGGTCAACGCGGATATCTTTCTTATTTAGATCTTTTTCGGATCCTTTTTCCCTTGTCATTTCTATACCTTACTACATCATCTAATATGCTGTCTAAATATATTTTCACTTTTCTTGCAAGTGGTTTTGATAGATATCCATATGCTTCACGAAGCTGCTTATGTTCATTATCAGAACCACCTTCAAGGTAATCACTAAGTTCTGAACTTATAGATGAGATACTATTAGCACTTGAACTATCTAATATCTCACCTAAATCATCTCTGGTAAAATTATTTTGTTTTAAATAATCATATAACCTTAAATTTAAGTTCTGTCTCAAAAACGCATCATCTACAGCACCTTCAATAAGGATATAGACTTCTGCTAATTTTTGTTTCATTAGATTACTTTCTGCTCCTTTAGATATGCAACTGTTTCAGTACAACCACCAAGTTTAACTGAATCATCATCATCGGCATTAAGAACTACTTGAGGAAAGGTAGAACCATTTCCAAACATCGTGTAGAATTCTTCACGAGTGTAATCGAGTCCAAGTTGATAAACAACATGCTTCTGTTCTGCAAGTTCCATAATATGCTTAATTTTGTCACAATATGGACAACCATGCTTTGAATAAATTGTGTACATAGAATTCCTCCAAACAGTATAATTATACCAGATATTTTTTAATATGCAACAAAAAGGAGTCTATAATTTAGACTCCTAATTACACATTCAATTTTTATATAGGATTATGCTACTCCTGGGATAAAATTTCTTCTAGGTTTATATTGATATAACTTGACTTTACCGTCCTCTTGATGTCCTATCCAGTCCTGAATTTTTCGTTTATTTACTTCCTGGAAAAATTCTTGATTTAAATACCATTCTTGCCACTCTGCATTTGCTTTAGATCCGTTACATGATAGGCAAGAGCAAACAACATTTGTTGTATAGTTAGTTCCTCCTTTTGACTTTGGAACTACATGGTCTATGGTTAGATTTTCAGTAGAACCACAATAGGCACATTGATTATCCCACTGTTCTTTAATTCTCTTTCTCCACATTTTTCTAGCTTCCTTTCTATTTACGGTGTGCAAGTTATAGAGATATCCTTGAGGAGATGCGTAAAGTTCCATGCGATACGAGTAAAGGACAAAAAAAAGGCAGACCCATAATGGATCTTGCCTAGAGAGTATTAAAAGTAATTTTGACTTTGCATATAGAGTGTTCCAACTCTCATGTTTTTATTTAGTCATCCAAATCCTTTATTCGATTTCTTTGTTGCATCCAATACTTCTACCTTACAACCTTTGAAGTTTCTGCATTGTTCAAACCATACTGCCCGAAGAATTTCATAGTCTTCAATTACTATAGAATTATATCCAGGTACAGTTAACTTGTAAGTATGGCGGTCATATGTACCGTCAGAGGTTTGTGTGAAATATTGTGGGTCTGCAGAATCAATTAGTTGAGTCATTGCTTTACAATTTTAGCAGCATCACGATCAAAGATCTCAAGACCAGCATCAGTAAGAATGTGATCGTACATTCCATCAAATACCTTGGGTGGCATTGTGCAGATCTCAGCACCATTGTACCAGGAACGAATTGCACGTTGAACATTGCGGATTGATGCTGCAAGAACCTGAGTTTCCATACGATGGATCCGATAGAGTTCAGAGATAGAACGAACGACCTCCAGACCTGCCACTGACTGGTCATCCAAACGTCCTACAAAAGGTGAGACATAAGTTGCACCAGCCTTTGCTGCTAGGACTGCCTGAGCAGCACAGAAGATCAATGTTACGTTAGTGCGAACCTTCTCTTTAGAGAGTTCCTTACAGACTTTTAGACCATCACGGGTCATAGGAAGTTTAATTGTGCTCACACTACCAAACTTATCAACCAGTCGGATTGCTTCATTCAACATAGTCTGAGCATCACCCATGACTTCCATACTGATGTCTTGCACACCAATGTCTTTGATCTCTTGATATACGACTTCAGGATCTCGTCCTGACTTCATAATCAATGATGGATTAGTTGTGACACCATCAACTAGTCCAGTCTCAAAATAATTGCGAATAAGTTCTGTGTCTGCTGTGTCTAGGAAAATTTTCATATATCTTTTAGGTACTCCCGTTCTGATTTATACAAGAAATCCATTCTTTTGTCAAGGTATATTTGAGCACCCTGATAAAGATCTGGTAATAACCATTGATCAATACGATAACAGTATTGCCAATTGGCTGGTTGAATACAGTTCATCACTACGACGGTCCAAAATGCTGTCAGGTAATTTGCAATAGTCAACATAAAAAAAGGACTCGTAGGTCCTTAGTATATCATTCTTCAGTTTGTTTGTAAAGGTCTTCTAGTTTTTCTCTAGACAGATCTACATACATCAACTCTTCACCTGCCTGTGGTGCTTCAGGATGCTTTGGTTTGGGAGGATTCCTCATCTCTATGTTAATAGATTGAATGTTACTCCACATCATAGCAAAGGCAGCACCAGCAATGAGAGCAAAGCATATAAAGTAAAGTGAGACTTCAAAACTATTCACAATGCATTTCCACGAGGTAATACTTCCTCTGGAAAAATGAAGTTTTCATGAGGTTGATCAGCAGGTGCCAACCAAGCACGTAGTCCTTCATTGAGTAGGATGTTCTTTGTGTAGAAAGTCTCAAATTCAGGATCTTCTGCTGCACGAATCTCTTGACTCACAAAATCATAGGCACGAAGATTAAGAGCAAGCCCAATGATGCCAATAGAAGATGTCCAAAGACCCATGACAGGAACAAACAACATAAAGAAGTGCAACCAACGCTTATTGCTAAACGCAACCCCGAAGATTTGCGACCAGAAACGGTTCGCAGTAACCATCGAATAGGTCTCTTCTTCTTGAGTGGAATCGAAGGCTTTAAATGTGTTTGCCTGTTCACCGTCTTCATACAATGTATTCTCTACAGTTACACCATGGATTGCTGATAGCAATGCTCCTCCCAGTATACCAGCAACTCCCATCATATGGAATGGGTTGAGCGTCCAGTTATGGAAGCCCTGTAGGAAGAGTAGGAACCTAAAGATCGCTGCAACACCAAACGACGGCGCAAAGAACCAACTGGACTGTCCGAGAGGATAGATGAGAAACACACTGACAAAAACAGCGATAGGCCCAGAGAACGCAATAGCATTGTACGGACGAATTCCAATTAACCTAGCCAACTCGAATTGACGAAGCATGAAACCAATGAGGGCAAATGCTCCGTGGAGTGCCACAAAATTCCAGAGTCCCCCAAGTTGGATCCAACGGACGAAATCTCCCTGAGCCTCAGGACCCCAGAGAAGAAGAAGAGAATGACCCATAGCGTCAGCTGGAGTGCTAACTGCTGCTGTAAGAAAGTTTGCACCCTCAAGATAGGAACTAGCGAGACCATGGGTATACCAGCTCGTTGCGAAAGTCGTGCCAGTAAGCCAACCCCCAATAGCAAGATAAGCAGTGGGTAGAAGAAGAAGTCCAGACCAGCCAACAAAAACGAAACGATCCCGCTTAAGCCAGTCATCGAGGACATCGAACCATCCTCTCTGTGGTGGATTGAGTGTGCTTGTAGTCATTTTTTTTCATTCCTTTTAAGTAGTACAGTTGTGGCCAAGTATCACGGGTGATCTCGGCAAGTTTCGATGGAGTATTTTTACTTATCATATCTTTACATACGAAGAGAAAAAGAAAGGACCCCTAAGGGTCCTAAGTATCTCCTAATTTATTCCAAATTAGGAATTAGTATCAACCAACAGAAGGTGCTACAAGTGCAACAGGAGTTGACTCAGCAGCAGCAAGATCTAGTGGGAAGTTGTGTGCGTTACGCTCATGCATAACTTCCATACCAAGACCAGCACGGTTCAATACATCTGCCCAAGTGTTAAGGACACGACCCTGACCATCAATGATGGACTGGTTGAAGTTGAAACCGTTGAGGTTGAATGCCATCGTGGAGACACCAAGTGCGGTGAACCAGATACCAACAACAGGCCATGCAGCAAGGAAGAAGTGCAATGAACGTGAGTTGTTGAATGAAGCATATTGGAAGATCAAACGACCGAAGTATCCGTGTGCAGCAACGATGTTATAGGTCTCTTCTTCTTGACCAAACTTGTAACCATAGTTCTGTGACTCAGTTTCAGTCGTCTCACGGACGAGTGAAGATGTAACCAAAGAACCGTGCATTGCACTGAACAGTGAACCACCAAAAACACCTGCGACACCCAACATGTGGAAGGGATGCATCAAGATGTTGTGCTCTGCTTGGAAGACAAGCATGTAGTTAAATGTACCACTGATACCCAAAGGCATCGCATCAGAGAATGAACCTTGACCGAAAGGATAGACGAGGAATACAGCAGATGCTGCTGCAACAGGTGCAGAGTATGCTACGCAGATCCATGGACGCATACCTAGACGGTAAGAAAGTTCCCATTCACGTCCCATATATGCATAGATGCCGATAAGGAAGTGGAAGACTACGAGTTGGAAAGGACCACCATTGTAAAGCCACTCATCGAGTGATGCTGCTTCCCAAATGGGGTAGAAGTGTAGACCGATTGCGTTTGAAGAAGGAACAACTGCACCAGAGATGATGTTGTTACCATACATGAGTGAACCAGCAACGGGTTCACGGATACCGTCAATATCGACGGGAGGTGCTGCTACGAAAGCAACGATGAAACAGATAGTTGCAGCAAGCAACGTAGGAATCATCAGTACACCGAACCAACCAACATACAAACGATTGTTAGTTGATGTTACCCACTCGCAGAATGATTCCCACGGTGAGGTAGATTGTTGTCTAGAAAGAGTTGTAGCCATTGTAATTGAAAAAAAGTAAGATCATCAGGGAAATGATGGTTTTACTATTCCTGTATCACCCTTAGATACAGGTATTAAAGACGTGTTTAGACACCCTATAGGTCTTGGTTTGAGGAGTGTGTTGAAATAAGCAAAGAACTTTACATTTCTTAACTTGTTGACTTATTTAGTATAACAGTGAACCCCGCTTTCTGTCAAGCCCTCTTACATGACTAAATAAAATTACTTAATCAGAACGAATATGAAGAGATTCCTTCCTATCATTATGTTACTGATGGCCGCAAGTGCAGCAAATGCAGGCGGACTTGTATCAAAACATTCTTCCAGTGTACAACTTACTGTTGATGCTGCTCGGACACAAGCAACAAGAATTGGTTCCTCATTTAGTATCTCGGGAACAAACATTGGTACTACTGACGGCACCACTGCAGATGCTGTTTCTACTGGCACCATTACTAGTGGAATTTATTCTCCTGGTACTATTGAAGCAGTCCAAGGAACTGCAGAATCTGCTTTCTCATTCAGTCAGTCATATACTCAAGGTGATGCAGTCCCAGCTGCTGCTCCTACTGTAGGTGCAGTACCTAACTTCAGTAATGTAACTTCTTACACTGCTGGAACTGCTGGAACTCTAGCAGGTACTGTAACTTCTGCAGGTCTTCTTACCGTGACGGCTGGTGGAGCTGGCAGTAGTGCAACAGGACAATTCGTCTCTGAGATCACTATAATAGACTAATGGAGAATCTTAATTATGGATTTCCTAATCAAAGAGGATGTCGTTGCTCAAATTGTAAAGGCACCTCTTTTTGCCGTTGTTGTTCTCATTGTGATGTCTTTTGGGCAAGCAAAAGCAGTTCCAGTGGTCCCAAACTTCACACAGGGCTCAATGACGAGCAGGACTGAGACAACACAAAAGATAACAGAGACTATCAATTCGATGGATTATAACACTGGATACCAGTATTCTGCTACTGGTTCTGGTGTATCAGCATCTGGAAACCTTTCACCAGGAACAGGTGCTACAAATGTAACTATTAATGGAGTGACTTCATCATGGACGGGAGTAACAAGCAAACCTCAATTCACACAAACAGTACCAGGAGCAGCATTTCAGTTTACAGAAACTTATCGAGGACCTGGTTTAAGCAATCAAACAATTATCCAAAGAGTGACCGAGGTCGAAAGTTTCACCGATACAACAAGTATCTTCTCTCAATAACATTATTATTTGCTAATCCTTCTTATGCTGAAACTGTTGGTGGTGTGTCTGCTACTGCTAATCCTGTTGCTAACTCTTCAGGCTCCGTTACAAACCAGGCTATACAAGTCCTTCAGGGACCATACATTACAAACACATACGGAGGTGGTATACAGTGTCAGGGTCCCACTCGCAATTTCACACCGTATGTAACAGGAAGTGTATCTGCTTCTAAACCATACGAAGATTATTATGACGACCCAGTATATGATGTTACCGATAACTTTGGTGCCTTTGATGGTGACGGGAATCCAATTGGAGATGGCATCTTAGATAATCCTGGTGATGTCTTGTTCACTAAAAAAACTAGAACAGGACAGAAAGATAACTATAGTTTGGGTTTAGGTTTCTCTATGACATGGAGCACACCTACAGATAAAAAATTACAAGATCTCTGTAAACAAGCAGCAACTACACAGATTGAATTGACTAGTCAGTTAGTTGCCAATAAAAGATTAGACTTTGAGATAGCCAGACTTAAAAATTGTGGTGAGTTAAAATTAAAAGGAATTCAATTCCACCCTAAGAGTCCTTACTATAAAGTGTGTGCTGATGTTGTGGTAAACAATCCACCAGGACATAAGCATCCACACTATCATGAGATTCCTAAGGTTTCTTCTTCCGTCTCGGAAACACAGAACGCAATGCCTTCACTGCATGATTCATCTGACGCTGCTCTGCTCGGCGCTCCCCTGACGACAAGATAGGAGGTTTCTTTCCTCTTATTTTAGCAATCTTTTTCATAACTTTCTTAACCGCTGGTTTGACTGCTTTCAATAGTATGTCTGCCAGCGGTTTTGCTAATAGTGCTGATGATGTAGCAATGACAGCAATACCACCCACCTGCATTACCTGTCCACCACTAGGTAGACCAGCAAGTATTTGTGTAGGAAGTGCTACTGGTTCTGTTATCTGAACACATGTAGTATCAATGAGTTCGTAACGAGTAACTTTCTTTCTTAATCCTTCTACTACTGTTCCTACAGGTTCTTGTGCCTTTTGCACTGGTGTAGGACATTCTACTACAGCACTAACAACAGGTTGTTTTGTTTGTGGTGGTTTAACTTCAGGTGGTGTTGGTGTATCTGGTGATCTAGTATCCACTTTTGGTGGACCAGTCCTAATCATCTGGTTTGGTTCAAAAGAAAGAGGATTAAAATTGGGAACACCAGAATCGCAAAACGTAACCACACCATTAGGATCGTCCTCTCTTAATTGATTATTTTTAGCACTATTAGTTTCAGTCGCCTCAACACATCCTGGAATGTTAACCACAGGCACACCAATGTTTACAACTACTGGAGCTGCTAGTGGTATAGATGTTGAAGTGTTATTAAAGTCATAGGTGGGTATAGTATTAATTTGAATATCTTTAATACTAATATCACCACCTGTAATGATGGGTATCTCAGGCATTAGTCTTCAAATATTTTAAAAATTCCTGTCAAAATAGAATGAAAGAATACATACAGGAAAAATGTTTCAGTTGCTTCTTTCTTTTGTTGCTTCTTATAAGGTGTTGATGATGTAGACATAATTAATTTAGTATAATAACTATACCTATTTAACAATTTTCATACAATTCTCAGTTTAACAGTCATTAAATACTGACCCAACTTGAGAACCAAGTGACGATCCTGCTTTTTGTCCTAGCAATAGTGCCCATCCACCTGCTAACCATCCGACATATGGAATACTAGCAAGGGCAGGAACAGCAACTCCAGCAGCAATAGCACTACCTGCCATGGCACCTTGTGTCCGTGCTCCAGCGTCCGCCACGATACACTCGATGTCTTTTGCAGACTTTCCCTCGCCATCTAATGTGGCACCTCCTAGATTTCTAGTGCCATCCATAGTGAACTGGTCACGTCTCCATTCACGACGACTCTCACTACCACCACCGAAGAATCCTTTCTTGGTACTATCAGAAGATAATGACCTCTGTGATTCTAAGATAGCAGGATCATTTGCACGATACTCAATTTCATATCCATCCTTACCTGCTTTAATTGTATAGGAAGAATAATCTCCCCTAGGAATGTTAATAGTAGGAACTTGAGGAAGTTTTGGTTCTTCTGGTCTGTTAATTACATAACCAAGTAAACCTAAATGTGCTAAAGCAAATGCAGATCCTAAAGCAAGAGCAATCACTTTGACTGGTGACTTGCTCTGTACATGCTCGGTAACTTGCTCGGTCGATTTCTTAGAATTTATCATGATTAAAATGGTAATTCGGGACCTGTAGTCGTAGGCAATTCGGGCATAGAACCTTCCATCAGACCAGGAAGAGCACCAGTAATACCCTCAGCAATTACTTCAGCAAGTTTCTCTTGTGCTTGCTCTTTCCATTCTTCTTGGTTTATAAGAATATAAGCACTTCCACTAATGACCGCAAGTGATGTCAATCCAGAAAGGAGAGCAATAACATTAATTACTTTTTGCATTTACCTATTACATGTGTCTAAGTATTTATTCAAAAGTCTATATCTAGCATCAATTTCAAACTTTCTAGTAATCATCTTGGGTTGTTTTAGTTTAGTAAATTTATACTCATTCATGAATACTTTAAAATATTTCCAATGAGATTTTGGGATATATGAAGGAGATAGGCATATAAAAATGTAATCAAATTTATAACTATCTAATTTAAAATCTTCATGATAGATATTCTCATATCTCTCTCCCAAAAGTTCCCTTCTAAATGCTTCTACTGGTTCAGTTGAATCAAAACCTTCTTCTCTATCATTGACCCAAGTATAGTTTCTTAATTTATTTTTTGCATCCAACCAACCAACCCAATTACCCTCACAAACATTATCAAAATCTTTCAAGGTTTTATATTCATATTCCTGGGTTACTCCTTCAAATCCACCACCATTCAAGACATCACTATGATGATCATAGTTAATGATATCAATATCATACTCAGATTCTAATCTGTATAAAATAGCATCGTGCTCATATCCAAATTCAACGTCATCACAATACTTCAGTGCTTCTTTAAAAATATCTAGACACTCTAAAACTCTAGCAGGTTTTATCGGAATCTCACCGTCACACATACCAGTTTCTTGAGACCATACATCCCACTTTGCAAAAGGATTATCAGAGTCAAAATCAGATTCATACTCATCGCATTCATCTGACATACAATAATCCAAGTCAATACTTAATACTCTCATTCCACAAGTGTCCCATGTGCTCTACGAATTTCACGAAGTGCTTCTAAATTCATATCCTTGGTGCCACCATCGTATGCATGTGCATATCCTTCTTCAATCATTTGCTCGTTAAGGGACACACTGTCGTCCCCAATGTAAAGCCAACCCAGAAGACGCCCGTATTTCCCAGTGCCACCAACAAGTTCAGTCCTAACAGACAACTCATCATCACCAGCCAACGTGCCTTCGAGTTTCTCTTTGAGCCAGTTTGTTGCGTCGATTCCAAGTGCTTTCTCCTCTAAGTTCTTCGTCCTTTTCTCTGGCGTATCAACTCCTGCAACTCTAACTCTTTCTTTCTTGTATAGATCAAACCCGAGATCAATTGTAACGTCAATAGTGTCACCATCAAGAACACGATTAATCTCCGTCACTCGGAAGTTGTAGCAGCTCTTCCTGCTCGGTGGTGTCATTGCTCCCATCTTCTAACTCTGCAAATGCTATTCCTAGTATATAGTAGATACAATAGAATGCTCCTGCGACAGCAAGGAATACCATAAAGATCACTGACCACACAGGGTCGGTAACGTTATCGAGAGGACGCAATAATAAATTCATTTCTTAACAGGCCAAGTAAGTTCCATTCCTATCGTTAGTAGTAAAACAAATCCAAATACAAATACAGCACTCATAATCTATTACCACTCTTTGGAGATGGTATTAGTTGATATGCCATCTTATCTCTCAACTTATTTACACGTTCTTCATTATATTGTTTAAAGTTACCTCTCTTCTCTACTTTCTTATAGTAGTGTAGTGCATTGAGGATAATTGCATAATCCTCCATAGTAAGTTCAAAATTCATGGGTTCCTCGGATTCATTCCTAAACTTTTTAAATATTCTATCCACCAATCGGAGTCCTTTATATATCTCCAGTTTGGAACAGGTTTGCCATGAAGCGAATAGTACTCGTTAATCGCTTCATCGATAATCTGTGCGATCTCCATATTCCTCTTCCTCTTCATCAACGTCTGCATATGCATCTGCCACGAAGGGTCCTCGTTTTCTAAAGGGTTCTTTTCCGACATAAGAGTTTTCTGTATTAACTGCAGATACCCACACGGCAAGTTTCATTACTATAAAAATTGTAACCAGTGGGGTGAAGCAACCGATTAAAATTAGTGGATTCATAGTTCGTTAAATTGATAATCTAACATCATTCGATAGAGAGAATCTCTCATTACCCATAGGTGCTCTTGTTCTTCTGGTGGACGAGCAGGAGATCCTTCCCACATCTCTATTCTCTTTATTACACAATGATGTAAGAGACGTATATCTTCTATTCTTAAATCTACAATGTAGTCTGGTTCCGTATTCATTTTTATGGAAAGGTTTTAAAGTTCATAGTGCTGCAATCTATATTTATGAACACACTAAATCAATTTTTAACCATGGTAGCAAAGGTGGAATTACTCCAATGAGTCGAAGGAGACCCTCAGCAAAAAGTGCGAGAACAACCCAACCAACACACATTGAAATAATCGAAGCATTACGATTATGTTTTCGTATGGCATCATCAATCATCTCCTGTACTTCAGATTTAGTTACATAGTCTGGTGGTTCAATATCAAAACCCCACTTTTCAATTAATTTGGTCATTTATGATCTTTAAAAGGTTCCCAATGTTGCCATCCATATTTATGGACTGCCCACATACCCAAAATGGGAACGAAGACTAGGCACCATGCCATAAATCCACATGCATATGGATTGTTTAATGTCCTTCCACAAAATCTAGCAAATTCTAATAGCATTATTCTGATATGATTGATAGGATGAATAAAAATAATCCAAAGAAGCAATAGATACCAATGATCACAAATTCAGATTGAATATGCATATCCTAAACTCCAGCAAATACCTAATAGTACACAACATATTAAAAGTAGTCCAGCAAAAATAATATTCGTCATTGGGTTAACTCGTTTCTACCTTTCCAAAGATCCAGAAAGTAACGGTCCACCTGATATAAATCTGTTCTTGGTGGTACTTCATCAACATCTTCAGACCACTCTCTACATATATCTCTCATTTCTATAGTGATACCAGATGGTTTAAACATTCTACCAAAAGAAGACATGGCAAACGCAAACCTCATTCTAATGCGCTGTTCCATTTCCTGTGTAGGCGTCGGTTTCATAATAGTTATTTTCACCTTTTCTGTACCCGAAATATGCGGTGGCACATATAAAGGGTAGTGATCCGAAAAGTAGGACATGTGCTAAAGTCATTGAATTTTTTCCTCGTAGATTTTAATTAACTTCATTGCCTGTTTTTTATCAGATCCACATGGAGCATTCCTTAAACATCGAAGAATCAATTCATCATCACTAATAGATGGTTTAATTGTAAACCCCCATTTATCAACTAATTCATCTGTTGGTGCTTCTGGACTATCGAACATCGTGTCCTCCAAACATTGCTCGCATACCATTCAGAACCTTGGCAGTGAAAGCACCCAAACGGCGAGACTCAAATCTCGCAAACAAAGCACTACTGATGACAGGAGCGGGTACACCAAGATCCACAGCAGCGTGAACCGTCCAACGACCCTCACCACTGTCTGATACTCCCCCATCGAATTTGCTAAGTTCTCGATCCCTGCTAAGTACATCAGCGGTAAGATCGAGTAACCAACTACCAACAACGCTACCCCTACGCCAAAGCTCAGCAACCTCAGCACAGTTAATATCATATTGATAATCTTCTGGATTCTCCATCGGAGCCACCTCAGCATCACCCTCTTTAACATAAACTGCCCCAGCATTAGCTTCATGCAGGATATTAAACCCTTCTGCGTATGCTTGCATGATTCCATATTCAATACCGTTATGAACCATCTTCACAAAATGTCCTGCTCCAGGATTACCACAATGCATCCAACCCATTTCAGACTGTCTTAAGAAATCATCAGAATTTGTTCTGAGAGCTGCGGCAACACCTGGACTGAGTGCATTAAAGATTGGAGAGCAGACGGATACTGCAGTAGTTGAACCACCAACCATAAGACAGAATCCACGATCCAAACCATAAACACCACCACTAGTACCACAGTCAATATACTGGATGCCCAATTTCTCAAGGTAGAGTGCTCTCCTCCTTGAATCCTTAAAATTGGAATTGCCATGATCAATAATAATATCTCCATCACTAAGAAATGGTAATAATTCATTAATAGTTTCCTCTACTAATTCGGCAGGAATAACAAGTTGGAAGATGCCAGGAATTTTACCAGCACTAGTGAATTGCTTACCATCAGATTTAACTGCTTGTACAAGATACTCTAGTGAAGTTACACACCCACTGATATATCCTGCTTCGTATTGTTCACATGCTTTCTCGTAGTTATTTCTATAACCCCAAACTTCAATGCCTGCTTTAATCATACGGCGAGACATACCCTCACCCATTCTACCTAGACCAATAATACCAACTTTCATTTTAAATCAATTTACGTGAATTACACCAGTCATACCTGCGCCCTGATGAGGACCACAGAAATAATTATAGTCACCTTTATCAGCAAATACAACGTCCTGTGTTTCTCCAGGAGCAAATAACAATGCTTCTCTAGAGAGATCTGCACGACCCTCTACAATAATATTGTGAGGAGGTAGTGCTTCATTGATGAAGTGAACTGTGTCACCCGCAGATATTGTAATCTCATTAGGTTCAAATACTAGGTTGCCACCAGAACCCATTGATACATCCACTGCCCAGACAGGAAGCGCAAAAAATAGTGTAGCCAAAAATGCGAAGAAGAATTTCATATTTCTCTTGCGACTACACTATCTATAGGAGATTATTCCTTATAAATCAACCATTTGTTTGGACTTCCTAACTTATTAGGTCAATCAATTTGTTTATCTTTCTTCTCCAACGTAGGTGCTTGTTTTGGTTCTTCCTTCTTCTTAGAAGGCATGACACCAAAAGTAGCTAACGTCCCAGTAAAGACACTGGCGATAAAAGTTGGATCAATATTTTTCTGAGGAATACCAGGAACAGTTACATAATTAAGGGTCAGAATTGCTGCTGACCATCCAAGTATGATAACTCGGACGAGAGTTGATACACCCTCATCCGCCCACTCAAATTTATTTTCCTTTTTGGTTTCCTCTTTCTTCTTTGGATTTGATTCCATGAGTAAAGAGCAAGGCTCTTTTATTTATTTAATGTAACCTTTTTCCACAAGATATTTACGAGTCAATGGAGTTGGATCATAGTCAGTCCACATAGTTCCTGCTGCACAAGATTCTAGTGCTGCTTGAGTCATACCTTCAGTTTTACCTGCCCAGGTTGCTTCTCTTTCCCATGGTCTTGCAGCAGGTGGATATGTTCTATTAACCAACTCTTGCCACATCATAGGAACTTCTTCCTCAGGTTTAATAATAGCAATCATGCTGTTATCAATAGTACCTGCCATACAATCTTGTGCAGCGTGCCATCCTTCATGTCGCATCACACTCATCAATACATTAGGACGACCCATAAATGTTTTGTTCAAGAAAAAGTTATTACTCACAGTATGATAGACACCACGATGACCTACTGGAAAATACTTCTCTGGTGCTAGAAACACCTTAACTCCGATTTGGTTAAGGGCAACGAGCATTGAGTTGAACTCAAGAGCAACAGGATAAAAAGAATCAGTATTAGGATACTGACTAGAAATATCCAAAAGACTATTGACCTCTTCGACTCCATCAGTACATTCTCCCAGTAACATACATCCCATTGCATCCATACTGTAGTAACCTTGCGTCAGTTCTTCTTCAGCCTGAACTGGAGTCATCCCTAATAGGCAAGTACCAATTAGGATTGAGCTCAAGGCACTTTTCAAGTTTGTAAACCTTTTCATCATGTGTCTCCTTCAAATATTTTTGAAAATAAAATTCAATGTTGTTTGTGTTTGTATTACCTTGACTCACCCAGTCATGACAAAATTCATATACTGCACGGCAGTGGTCTTCTAAATGGTGACTTAGAGCACGAAATACTGCTGCTCGCATTTGCATACGGTCATCAGCGTATCTCCAGTCTTTTGGGAACTCGGACATAATAAAGAATCATCCTTCATTAGTATATATCGCCATCATTAGTAATCAATTAATCCTTTTCTTGTTTTAAGATTTCAAATTCAGATTCTAATTTAGCATACTTCTTAAAAATTTTTAAATGGTCTGATTCCAGGATATCAATTCTATGTTTAAGCAATTCGACTTGATCCAGAATTTCTTTCTTTTTCATAAAAAAAGGGGACTGTCGTCCCCCATTATACTCATACTATTTAATACTGTCAACAGCAGCAAAACTTACCGCAGTGTTTCGACAGCAGCAAGTGCTTTCTGTCTCAGGTCCTCAGGAAGAGGAACATAACCAAGACTATCAGACATTGCCTGTGCCTTCTCACTCAACATATAACGAAGAGTCTCTTTTACTCCTGGTTTGGATTCAGGGTAAGCAAGAATCCAAGTAAGAGAGACAATAGGGTATGCATTGGCACCAGCAGGGTTAGCGTCAGCACCACGAAGCTGATCGTCAAGGATGATTCTCGATAGACCTGCCGCAGATGTTTCAGCATTTGCTTTGACATAGTTACCTGCTTTGTTTTGTAGTGATACTTGTTGAAACTTATCACCATTCACATAACCATAGTTCAGATAACCAATGGAACCAGGAACCTGTTTAACTTGTGCGGCAACACCAGAGTTACCTTTACCACCAACACCAGCAGGCCACTTTACTGCCTTACCTGTGCCAACATTCTCTTTCCATTCGGGTGAGAATGCTGATAGTGAGTTAGTGAAACCTTTTGTGGTGCCACTACCATCAGAACGGAATACAGGAACGATAGTTTTACTTTCACATCCAAAGGTAGACCAGTTAGTGATCTTACCAAGATATACATCAGCAAGTTGTGTCTGTGTCATCTTGACATCACAACCAGGCATATTGTAAGCAGGAACAATAGCACCACCAGTCATAGGAATGTGGACCATTGGAATGGTTTGCTTCTCATCACTTACAGCACCATCACTGGCACCGAAGTCAACAGTCTTAGCAACATACTGACGGACACCAGATCCACTACCAACTGCTTGATAGTTTACTTGATTGCCAGTATCTTTATTAAATGCTTGGAACCATGAATTATAAAGAGGAGCAGGGAATGTAGCACCTGCTCCATCAAGTCTGAATGTAGTCTGTTCTGCGGATCCACATGCCACCATCAGTGGAGTGGCAGCAACAACTGCTGCGATTGCTTTGAGTTTCATAATCAGTTATCAGAACTTATACTTGGTGCCGACTTCTACTTTCCAATCACGGGTAGAATCATCTTGGAAGATGTTCTCATACTTACCATAAGCACTGAAACTATCAGTGATCTTTACTTTACTACCGATTTCAAGTGCCTTAAAGGTTTCCTGATCACCAGCGTCTGGTTGAGTGACGCCAAGACCACCTTCAATATATGGAGTGGCACGACCAAGTTTCCATTCATATCCTACACGACCTTGATGGACTGCTTTGGAGAAGTCCTCATCAGTTCCTTTGAACTCGTGCTTGGACTCTACATATGGACCTGCCATTGCTGCGGGTGCGGAGACCGCCAAACCGAGCAGGGCAACTGCGAATGCTTTCATTTGTTTTTTGTGTAATGTGATTACTTGGTTATTATAACAGATCCTTTCAGATCTGTCTTTAAGATCAAGTTAACTTGACTTAAAGCAAACCTAGGTATATAGAGTGGGTTATACTAATGTTAATCATCCCTAAACCAAAGCATAAAAAAAAGGAGACCCTCGTCAGGATCTCCGAACATCTAGATGTTTATATTAGATATCAGAAAGAGTACTTGACACCCAACTTAGCACCGTATCCACGATCGATATCGGAATCACCTGAACCGACGAAGGAAACTTCACCATATGCACCAAGAGCATCAGTCAATGCAAGACCGAGACCTGCCTTACCAGAAGGAACAGTGTCACTTTCAGCACCATCAGGAGAGACGACAGTAGCACCACCCTGTACATAGTAAGAAGCACTCTCACCGAGTTCTCCTTCGTAACCTACGTGAAGGTCAGTTGCGGTTCCCGAGTAGTCAGAACCAGTCCAACCTGAGTTTGCTTCGACGTTGACGTAGGGTCCAGCAAATGCCGCACCAGCAGATACGGACAGAGCAGCAGTTGCTGCGAATACAGATTTGATCATTTTGTTTAATACCTTTTTTACTTGTGGAGTTTAACCCACAGATGATAGAAGACTCGACTTGTCTTCGTTTGTTACAGTTCGTAAAGCAAGTGCCTTATGAATGTTTATTTATACTATCAGACTTTTCTAGTCTTGTCAAGCAAGAACAAGTTTCTTAGTATAGTCATATGCATACAATTCCCTATTACCTTTGATTCCCCATCCCAACCAGTAGTATGCGGGTTTCATGTAGTAAGATACAGTTTGGCCACCACCTTCAAATTGTGGAAGGACTTTTTGGAAGATAGGTTCGTTAATCATCCACCGAGTCTGACCTTCCAGACTACTAGGATCACAGATATACTTGGCACAGAAGTTTCCAAGACCCTTGTAACGTCCAATACTAGTCCACTGGATCAAACCATATCCACCAACCTTACATTCAGTATAAGAGACACGAGCACCACCTTCACAGATGTTGGAGATGAACTTACTCTCTTGTTTAATATTACCCATGATCGTAGCAAGGGCATTACGATCAGCGATTTTAGTTTGTTCCTGAAGTTCTTCAAGCACATACTGTTCCTCTGGGGTACAATCTTCACACTTCCATGTAAGTTCATACTGTATTGTAGGAACTTCTACCACAGGAGGAGGAGTAACTTCTTTCATATTACTATAAGTAGAAGCACAACCCGTAGATGGGATAATTGTCGCCAACGCAAGTGGCAGAATTTTGTTAATCATTAAATTCAGTGAACTCGACATCCGTTACAGAAGGTTTACTTCTCATACAGCACAGGGACCACTTTTGACGGTGGTCCCTTATAATAGCACATTATTCAGTTGTGGTCAACAGAAAATTATCTCAAGAAAAGATCTCTTTCAATTGATTCCAGTTCGTTAAGTTCTTTCTGAGATTCTTCATCCTCTGGATGAACACTTCTAGGAACGTCCTTCAAATACTGAAGAATCTTTCCTGGTTTTGTCATTTCATATGGATCTGATGTGCAGTTATCAGATTGACCTTCCTCACTAAAGATAACTTCAAATTGATCAGAATCAATTATTGCAGAATATCTCCAGGATCTAACTCCAAATCCAAGATTTGACTTGAACACATTCTTTCCAATTTGTCGAGTAAAGAATCCGTTACCATCAGGAATAAACTTAACCTTATTAACACCGAGACTCTCTCTCCAGGCATTCATAACAAATGCATCATTCATACTAATACAGTATACTTCATCAACACCTGCAGCAATGATCTCGTCATATGCTTCCTCAAAATCAGGAACCTGATTTGAACTACAAGTGGGAGTGAAAGCACCAGGAAGTCCGAAGAGAACAACTCTTTTATCCCTAAAGAGATCCCTTGTAGTTCTCTCTACAAACTCTCCATCTTCACGGAAGATGAAACGTGCCAACGGAAGAGCAAGTCCAGTGTCTACGATGGCATGGTTTTCTAAGTTTGTTTTTTTCTCTCTCCAAGTTGGCATGATTTCTAAAACCGTACAGTTCTAAACATATCTATATTTATATCACCAAATACCTGGAATAATTTGACCACTAACGGCATATGCTCCCATTGCTGCAACGACTCCGATCATTGCTGCCCAACCATTGATGCGTTCTGCGTTTTCGTTCATTTGTTTTGCTCCTGTGTTTTGTTGTAAACAATGACTCTGCCATTTTCATGTGTGAATACTAGTTCATCATCATGTGCCCAACAGAGTTCTTCGTAAAGGGCATTCAGTTTCTCCATGTCTTCATAGAGTTGATTATGATTAGACATTCGTTTTACTAACTGGTTCATATTGATGTTGAGGTTTATGTTCCCTATCCATAGGTTTAGAAGACTCAAATGAATCTCGTGAGAGATTTTTGATAACAACGAATGCGTCTTTATTGTACTTACGAGTACCAATAGGTGATTGCCACTTCTTGTTATACTCTTCACCTACATCAATACCAGAAACCTGAGTTCCTGCCATTTCAATTACAATATTATCCGATGCTTCCCATCCATACTTATCAAAGAGTTGTTTAATCTCATCAACCTGAGACAATTCTAGATACCTAGAATAAGGTTCGGTAATGTTTTCCATAACATACTCATCTGGATCGAGACTTCCGTGCATCAGTAGAGATTCTCCTCTTGTTCAGTTTCAATTGTAACATCAGAAGTTGGATATGCAACACAAGTGAGTACAAATCCAGATTCAATTTGATCATCATCTAAGAAGGACTGATCTGATTGGTCAACAGTACCACTGATAATTTTACCAGCACAAGATGAACAAGCACCAGCACGGCATGAGTAGTTAATATCTAAACCTGCTTCTTCAGCAGCATCTAGGATATACTGGTCATCCTCACACTGAACAAGTTGTTCAGTGCCATCAGGAGTACGAAATGTAATATTAAAAGCCATTAGTTTTAGTAAGTTTCAGATAGTTGTTCTATAGAATATGCAAGAAGACAGAAAAAAGTTACTGTCATGAGTGTGAAAATTACCTCAGTCATCAAAATCCAAACATTCCGAAGAAGAATAGACTACCAGATGTAGCATATGAGATGACTGCTGCCACAAATCCCAACATTGCAGTACGACCGTTTAGTTTCTCTGCACGTTCTGCATAGCTCTCATAACCGTAACGCTCTGCGTCGGTCTTAGAGACATACATTTGTGGTTCTTTGGCAAACAGATTTTGTTGTCCCTGTTCGTTTGTAGTAACAGTCATTTCTTTATGTAAAGATTTATAACATAATTATATAGGAAAGGTAAAATTCTGTCAAGTCTGCTGTGATGATTCGGTGACTCGACCCAAGTATGGATCATAGTTCACGATATCCGCAAGACTCATAGTAGACCCAGAGGTCTCCCAGAAGTTCCACTGAGATTGATAGTTCTGCTTATGAAATACATCCACATGTTCTGGATGAATAGAAGAACCCAACTCAGTCCTGTATAGAAGCAAAGGAATTGCATATGTATTCCCTGCATTATACAGAAGATCGTCCGCAACAGGACGTGGTTTCACACCGTTGTCAAGTTTATATTTGTCGGCACCCTTGACGTGGAAATGCATGAGTTTCTCAGCATACCGACGATTCATAATATAACACGCAGTTGAGAAATCGTTCACAAATCGTTTGTGAAGCCTGACATGAATGTCACCAGTACAGATAATAGAAATCTGTACGCAGTCCCAATCATAAGGAAGACGTGAATAAAAGTCTCTCCAAGTAAATGGCCAAAACCTTACAAGGTCAAGACTACAATCATCTTCCATAAAGACTGCATAAGGTGAATCGGAAGTGTCCAACCAATGCCCGATTGCTTTCAGGTGTGATGTAACACATCCAATCTCACCAGGTGTCATCTTTTCAGGATAACGACCTTTCAAAATATCACTCAGATCATCATCCCTACCATCATATGCAGAGATACGTTCATAGTTTTCAATTTCCCAATACTTAAATTGGTTCTCCATAAACTCACGTCTCTCTGGTTGACCATCGAGATTGAGATAATAGATAGGACCAAAACCTTGAAGTTTGAATGTTGATTTATTTTTATCCATTAATCTTGCGTAATAACAAAGCAGTTTTCAAAAATGAACTGGGTGAGTTTACCATAATATTTGTTTTGGAAAGAATTGTCAAGTCTATCAAAGCATCCAGGACACTCTTAGATGTTCTTTCTACATTTCCACACCAACCAGCATCTTTATTTTCCTTTTCAACGTAGTTTTCTTTTCTACGAACGACTACATTATCAAGTTTATTAAATTTCTTTTCAATATTTGGATCATCAGATAAGACAAAAAACTTTTCCTCTGGTTGTCCTTCTATCCACTTATATTCCTTATCAAACTTAGGGATATAAGTATTAAAATCTGTTGCTCTCAAATGAATACCAATTGTAAATGAAGTTACACTATGCTTCTTACAATATTGACCGCAGAAATTTTTAATTTTATCTATAAACTTTAACTGTCTTCCTGCTTCAATAATTAATTTCTCATCAATCCATTCAGGAATCCAATTGTTATTATAAAGATATACTCCACAATCAGATAAAGGTAGACTCTCAATAGATCCAAAGGAGTTAATATTATAATTCTGTTTTCCCTGAATAAAATCTTCATGCATTAAGAGAATACAACCACTAAAATCTTGTAGTGGTCTATCAATAACATCTATATCAGACAAAAAGATTTCGTTGAATGGCAAACGACACGCAGAAGTGTCTCTCCAGACAACCACTGGACGCATATTATGGTATTTTGCTACGGCAAGTCCACCAAGCAAAGTTCCATAACGGTTGCCAAAACCTCCATCACAATAGATGTTTAAAACTCTCATACGACTACTACTAACCTATCGTCTGATTTCTTGTTTAGATCACATTCGATGATATGAGTTTGTGCTCCAGGATAAAACTCAGAAATAAAATCACAGAGTTCTTTTGCACCTTCAGCAGTTTGAACATCCTCACAAATGTAAATGCCACCATCACGAAGGTATGGTAGATAATTATTAACATTCTTCATCTGTTGAGTGAGTTTGTGATTAGCATCATCAATAATAATATCAAATGTTAGATCACCAAAGTTTTGTTTAATGCTATCTTCTTTTTCACAATCAAAGTTAAACAATGTGATCCGTTCATGACTATTCACATCTTCCATGACGGCATCACCATCTACGGGTTCATACTGATAATGCCATTGACCATCTTCTTGAGAAAAATCTTCTACACCATATATGTTTGAATTTTCAAAGTAGTGCTCCCACATCTTGAGTGAACCACCAAATAGAACACCAACCTCAAGAACATTCAGTTCATCAGTTCTACGATCAGAAAATGTCTGTTCATACCAATCAATGTAGTCATGAGCAGTTCCCTTATCAGTTTTAAATTGCGTATGAATATCAGTTAGTTTCATATTCAGATCTCCATTGATCATAAATTTCTTCGTTCAAGTATTTGTCAATATCAAGATCAGTCTTAGTTTTATTATCAACAGACATCACTCTCTTTTCAAAGTTTACCACAGGATTATCACTTGTAGAACCATTACTCTTAAAGTGTACAGAAAGAGTATTGGAAGTCAACTCTTGATCTGCACATACTTCTAATTCTTTTAGATAACCAACATTAAGGAGTTTGTTATTCTGCAATGTGATATTTAGTGCAGGAGTTTCGTGAGGAAATGGAGTATCATTCTCAGCAAACTCTTCCATCTGTTTAATCCAAGTACGGACGAAACGTTTACCAAGATCACAATTATTGATAATCAAGAAACTTGCAATCTCACTAATAAAGATTCCATCAGCACGGGAATGTCCACCAGTATTCATTGTTGTTACTTGCATATCAAATTCAGTATCAACAACCTGTGCTAGATCTTCCAACACACATACATCACTATCAATCATAATGAGTGGTTCTTCAAATTCCATCATGGTTAAGAGTTTACTGAGAACTCTAGTCTTCTGTTGTGTTGCTTTTACCCAACCCTCAGAATGAACACCAGAGTATTCGTCAGTAACATCAGTATCCATAATCGATACATTATCCTTGTCCTGAAGATACTTACGATACTCACCGAGACCACAATCTGCAATATAAATTCGATTGAGATTCGGACAGTTCTCAGTAAGAGAATTTACAAGCACATCAACAAAAGGAAAGTACGACTTGTTAGCCGTAGTAAAAACATTATATTTCATAATCAGCAATGTGCAACAATAACATCATCTTCTACATGTCCATCCTCATAAGAAATGAAATAGGACTTATTAATAGCAGTTACCTGCTCATAGATTGCATCTTCACTAATCGTATTGCCCCAAGTGCTTCCCGTATCACCAAAAAGTCTACGATCATCAATCATAAGAGTATGAGTTCTGATATCACTTTTTGAGATAGTGTCTAATTCAAATGGAAGTGGGCACTTATACTCACCAATTGGTGCTCCATCATTATCCCAATGAGCATCCAACCAGAAAGTTGCTGGTTCTTCCAAACCCTCTACGATGCCCTCAAAGACATCAAAGGTATCACCCTCAACTAATTCCACACGACCATCTGCAATCTCATCAGCAAACCTTTCAGAGTTTGCTACGACACGTTCAGGATCGATCTCAATACTAATCACCTTATCGTATCCACACTCCAGAGCAACTGCGACTCCATCACCCCAAAGTGTTCCAGTTTCTACAAATACATTATTCTTCTTATGCTTTAGAAGAACTTCTTTAGATAATGTGGACGACATCAAAAACCTCTTTTAATATTTTTTTCAAATGGATAATTTGATCTAGTCAGATACTCATCAAGTACAGACTTATACTTTGAATTCTTCAATGTATGTTTTAATGATAAGAATTCTTGGACGACGTATTTATCCAAATATGGATAACGTGTTTCTATTCCATAGGAACCAGCAACATACTCCTCCTTTGCAAGATATGATACCATAGTGCTCCCATAAAATGAAGCCCATGGAAAGATTGTTGACAAATCTTCAGGAAAGAGTCCACCAAAGTTACTATGCATAAACTTCTTCTCGCCATTGAATCCATAGTCAGAGAAAATTTCATCTGACCCAGATCCAGAGAGATAGATTTTATGCCCTTCCTTACGAGCATTATCACAAATCATAGAAAGACCACAGGATCCATTATCATCCTGCAGTCTAGTGTTGAACTCGTTGTAATCACTACTAGAGGAATAGATACGATACTTAAACTCCTCTACATTCTTATTAATGTAGTCTTTGTATGCCCAACGATTGTCCTGTAGATTTACTCCACAAGAGTTTTCATTGAACATTTCGTATCTCTTACGAAGCACATTCTGATCTTCATTGCCAACAACAGTATATGCTTTGTAGGGAATATCTTGTTTGTTTAATTCACATGCAATACCACCACTATCATACCCACTAGACAATCCAATGAATACTTTTTCACGAATACCTTTGGTTCTCTTCCGAATGGACTCTTTGAATGCACCGATCCATCCATCAAATGATTCACTGAATTGATGAAGAATGAACTCATAGGTAGTCAATTCATTGACTAGTTCCTTTGTTTCTAGATTGAATGTAAGAATTTTATTTGCATCTTGCTTGATCACCTTTCGGAAACCAAGAGACTTTACAGCAGACTCATAACTTGCTACACCAATCTTACCATCCTCAATTCCATACCATAGTGGTTTGGTTGCAAATGGATCTGTGACTAAATGAAGAAGATTATTCTTAAAGTCTGCAAGAACAATTGCAAACTCACCGTCTAGTGTGACAAATGCACGTTCACCAAACTTCTTATATGTGGGAATAATACATTCACCATCAGATCCATAATCACCAAAGTCAGTATAATTATAAATCTGCCCATTGTAGACACATACAATCTCATCATCATGATCTACAAATGGTTGTGGAGTAAACTCTCCAGTAATAGAGAGGATATTATGAGCAATTGTATATTCGTTGACTTGAATACTATTCGTAGCATCAGGACCACGAAATTTCATGTAGTGATTTGTATAATCAAAATCACTTACGTCTTTATCAGTAAAAAGAAAACTGCACATTAACCAACTCTACTATGATGAGAACTTACAACTTGTGGTATATATTTGTTTCCTCGAATTGTGTTTGCTCTTCCAGGAATAATATTTGGTTCAATATTTAATTGTTCACAGACAAACGGGAAACTAATTTGATCTCTTGATGAAAACATACAAATCTGTTCCCACCACATCAAAGCAAGTTGTTTTGTTCGTCCATTATTTTTTTGAATTCTTACGGGAAGTTCATATAAACCATTATGTTCAGGATACTCCATCTCTCTATAGAAGTCAAGTTGATCTTCTATTAAGTTAGCATGATCAAACCCAATCTGTTTGACTAGATTTCCTTCTTCATATACACAATCTCGTTCTGGATGTTTGAAGACTGCAATATCAGAACCTTTCAAATATTCTTCAATCAATTCTTCTGGATCTGCTTCTAAAATATGTGTAGAGTCCATCCAAATATAGTAATCATATCCAGGAAGAAATAAATGTGGACAGACTTTATAGATCTTTGCATCTCTTCTATTCTTGTATTTTGGATCTAGTGAAAAACTAACATATTCATGACGATTCCACATATCACCAATATGTAGATATTGTGGCTCTACAAAGGCATGATAATCAACTTTATGCATCCACTTTTGCGGACTAATTAATTCATTAGATCCGATTGATGATGTAATTACTGCAATTCTTTTGTTTGACATAACCTTTTCTTATAATATTCCTGACTGGTGATATACTCTCTTAATTCATTAGGTTGCATCTTCCGAATATTTTCCCACTCTGCATTATTTTCTTGCATATGTGGATTATTGACCCATGAATTTGGAGTCCTAGAATGTTCTAAATGATACACCCAGTCAGGTACTCTACCAACTCTATATCCAAGAGTTGTAAATCTATGATATCTTTCTACATCTTCTGGAGCATATGCTACAAAATTTTCATTCTCTAATCCACCTTCAATATAAACATCTCTATTGAAGAATTGACAAAATCCATATTTGGACATATAGACTTTTGACTTCTTATTTAGGATCCTCATATCGAAGTCATTGGTAAGGAATTCCGTAACAAGTTCATCGTCAGCAAAGACTTGATACTGCCAATTACCATCACCATATGGATAGATTACATCTGCATGATCATTGTTGATGATCTCATATGCATGTTGATAGGTTTCTCTTGGAAGTAGAACATCACAATCATAATTCACAACTACTTTAGTAGTTGACATCATAATCATATCATTGAGAACTCTCTGTCTATGAAATGATGGTGCATCAGACTGCTCAAAAATATGTTTAAGATCTCCTACATCCCCATCAAGAAATTCCGTAATCTGTGGTAAAGCACTTTCTGCAAATACAGACTCGGAATCAACTTCATGAACTATTACATTAGTTTTAAAGTTTGCTAAGATATAGCACAAACTTGTGATTACATTCCTCAGTCGATCTGGAGACTCCAATCTAATAGGAACGATAAAGGTTGCATTAGATAAATCAATCTTTCTCATTTTCATATGTATTGGTTTTGTTTTTCTCTAGAACATAGTCTAGTTCTTCCTTATTTACAATCCAAGATCCTTCTGGATGGTCAAACCTATGGTTGTAATCTACATTAGCAGAACTAATTCTATTTGGATGCTCACGATTAGCAATTAGATATTCTTGAATCAATCCAGGAGAACCATTCTCACAACGCATACGATGATAAAAATCAGTATCCATTAACAGTTTAAGTTGAGAATCAAATCTCACAAACTTATCAGTCTTAAAGGAAACGCAAGAAGGAGAACCAAGAAGATTTCTACCCTCCAACATCATATCAGTCCAACGAGGAATCATTGGTCTTACAAAGTTTCTACCGTCAGATGTATGCTTAAATCCATTGAATAACCAATTACAATCAGTAGCATCAAAGGTTCTTACAATCAATTCAAAGGCATTATCATTAATGAATAGATCATCAGAAAAGATTAATTTAGTATACTGACCCGAGCACATCTCAACTGCTGAGTTTGTATTTGCTGGACCATTACCACGATCTTCTACATTCTTAAAGTATTGAATCGTAAAGTCTTGAGAATACTCTTCACATACTTCAAGAGTAGAATCATCCTTAGAATGATCTGAGATGCAAACCTCAAAATTCTTGAACGTTTGCTTTGCAATACTTGAAAACAATTCTCTAAGGTAATCTGGTCCTACACCACCCATTTCATAAGTAGGAATAGCAACTGATAGATCAATCATACTTTCAACCAGTTACTGGGAACAATATCACGAGTATCATTTTTTGCCGTATACCCTTCACCAAACCACCGAGCAGGAGCAACTACTCCTCCACGATTTGCCAACCAAGCACCCCACCATGAGAAAGAAGAGTTGGCAATAATAAAGTCTTTACATAGGGACATCAAACATAGATCATAACGATTGTCATTTCCTTCAGCAACCATGAAACGATCTGAAGAGAAGATACTTTGTTCTTTACACCACACAGGATCATCGGAAAATACAATTACATTACGATCATCATCAAACTTACTCAATGCTTCTTGATAATATTCAGAACTGCATGGTGGATGATCTGCTGCCTTGGAAACATAATCAGTTCTACGAACATGAAGTGCGAGAGGATTGTCTACTTGCTCAATAAATTCAGTGCAAGTCTCTACAATCTCATCATGGAAAGTATAGTCTTCCCTAATACTATCAGCAATATTTTCAAAGTATCTTTCAGTTTGAAAATATCCAAATAGGCAAATCTGATCAGGACAATTATCTACATACTCCTGATCATAATGAAATTGCTTCTCCTGATAATAATCTGGTTGAAGTTGATACCCACGATTATTATTATGTGGGAGTTTAAAAGTTTCAAACAACTGATGATCCTTCCACTCATCTACAAAATCCGATTGGGGAATGCAGAAATCATATCCACGTGCCGCGGCAATACCACGGAGTGCAGCATATTGAAACATTTGATTACCAAGTCTTCCGTGCTGACCTAGATGATTAAAACCGATCATAATAACTTCAAGATAGTGTTGACTCTATTGATAAATGTATGTTTTTCTTTGACAAAAAGCATTGCTTCTCTAATGTCAATATTTCCACCAGCATCTGATTCTAGTAGATTTGAATATAAGGTGTCTGGTGTACCACCATATGCAACATAATCCCCAAATGCACGTTTTACATATGGTGAATTAGTTCCAGTTACTCTACCATAACTAATATTCTTGAATATTCTACACGGAATGTATCCACATTGCAAGTGCCAATCACTTCTAAAGTCTGGACATAAGAATGAAGATCTAACTAGTTTTCTATTCTCATCATCAGATGCATTTTGTGTAAAGACTTTGAATGCTACATTATCTTTCTCCCAAATAATGTCTGCAAATGATTGTGCCCACCATGGTCCTTGCTCATAAAGCATTCCAATATAGTTTAACTCCCTTTTACTCCTATCAAACTTTGCAGGATTATTCTCATCAATTTCGTGAGGTAGTAAGTCTGTTCCCCAAGGTTGATAAAGAGTACGAGTAGATTCATCCCAATATGCCAAGTGATCTACCTTTTCATGAATCTCCAAACTTGGCAAGTAGTTTCCCAACTTCAAAACATTCTCATAAGGAACACCAGCATCAGTTAGGTATTTGGTATCAATATGATGAGTAATATACTTACAATCCTTACGAAGAGGCATCCCATTCTTTACAAAATTTTCTGTAAAGAAAACTGAATCCGAGAAGTCGTACATATTTGGATCATCTCTATGATCAATCCAATAGACTTCATGACCAAGATAATCAAATGCTTTGTAGTAAGAACTATGAATATAACTGTGAGTGTGTTCGTGGAGTTTGTGCCCCCAAATATAAATCTTCATATCATTGCCAATTGTGGATTTGATGCCTTGCGTCCAATATCAAGGATTGATAGAATTTGACCCTCGTCTTCTAAAACAAGTTCACCAACTTGATTCCAGTTCTCATCATACTTACGAATGAGAGCATCACCAAATGCACGATCACTTCTCTTTGCTGTAGGTGAAACACCTACCCAGAAATGATCATCAACATGAGCAAAACCACGTACCCATCCACCTAGATCTTTTACAAAACCACCAGTAGATCGAACACGTCCTTCTTTAGAACTTAGAGTGTAGATATCACCTTTATACATCCATAGATCATGACATTGGATTCCCATATTACTATGAATCTGTCGTGGTGGTTGACCAATGCCATCAAACTCAAGAATAAAACTACCATTATCCCAGTTATGTGCAAGGATATATAAACGATTGTCTGTTCCGTAGATAGTATTTAAGTGATGACTATCTCGATAACTGCAGTTACGTCTTGGTGGAATGGGTTGCCATCTATCCCACTTCTCACCATCATAGATTGCAATGTAATCACCGTAACTAGATGTACAGAGAAGTCTGCCACCCCAGAATGCAATGCCATGAAGATCTTGTAATTTGAAATCTTCTGGTTCAAGAATTGTCTCTGATCTTAGTCTATTATCTAATACAATAATATCTCCACTCTCTTCTTCAGGAGGAATAAAAGTATTAGTGTTTGTGGGATCACTATTACGGCAAGCAACATAATACTTACCAAAGTTTTTTGTTAGACCGTAATAAAGACCTTTACCACGATCTACAGGAGTGATCACATTATCTTCACGGACATATAATACCGACCTTGTGGTTGCTACTAGGAACATTTATTAGACTCCTCAACTTGTGTACGAATCCAATCGTAAGTAATTTCAATACCTTCTTTCAAAGACATCGTATAATCCCATTCTAGCATCTTACGAATCAAATCATTATTTGAGTTACGTGCCTTAACACCAATACAATTGGCATCAATCTTATGAACTCTACGAACTGGTTTTCCAGCAACACTGGAAACAATATCTACAAGATCATTAATACTAACCATCTCTTCAGAACCAATATTAACTGGTCCACTCCAATCGGATTGCATCAAACGATATGTTGCTTCAATACATTCATCAATGAACAGGAATGATCTTGTTTGCTCACCATTACCCCAAACCTGAATATGTCCACCAACTTCAGGAACTTCAGCAACCTTACGACACATAGCAGCAGGTACTTTCTCCTTACCACCAGTCCAGGTTCCCTCAGGACCAAATACATTATGATAACGTGCAACCTTTACATCTAGTTCATACTGCTTTGCAAAAGCAAAGTACAGTCTCTCACTGAATAATTTTTCCCACCCATACTCAGAGTCTGGTTGTGCAGGATATACACTTGCCTCAGATGTATCAATATGATTTACATCCTCCTGGTTGAGTTCTGAATAGACACAAGCAGAAGATGAATAGAAAATCTTTGTAGTATCAATCGATGTAATTGATGCTGCTCTTAAAACATTCAGATTAATCTGAACAGAGTTATGCATAATATTTGCATCGTTCTCACCCGTAAAGAGATAACCTGCTCCACCCATATCAGCAGCAAACTGATAGATCTCATCAAAGGATCGATTACAAACATTTAATGCTAATGCATCATCAGTCAAATCACCAATAATAAACTCATCTGCTTCTGTTTCTGAAAACTCTGGATACTTTAGATCAACTCCACGAACCCAATATCCTTCTTTTTTGAGACGACGAACCATATGACTTCCAATAAAGCCACCTGCTCCACAAACTAATGCTGTTTTCATTCTTCACTACATCCTTTACAACAATTCTTTTTAAGAATCTCATTCACTTCACCTTCAAGATCATCCATACCTCTAATTGCACCCAGAGAATCAACAAACCATTTATAGGTAAACTCAATACCTTCACGCAAACTAATCTTTGGTTCCCATCCAGTTGCTTTGATTCTGGAAACATCCATTACTTTACGCATGGTTCCATTTGGTTTTTCAGTGTCCCACATAATGAGACCCTTATATCCTACTACATCAGCAATAGTTTCTGCAAGTTCCTTAATTGAAACTTCAATTCCAGATCCAACGTTGATGATTTGCTGAGGATCATCATAATTATTCATCAGATATACACATGCGGACGCAAGGTCATCTACATGCAAGAACTCACGTAAAGGTGAACCATCACCCCAGCAAGTTACTGTTGGCAAATTCTGTTCCTTTGCTTCATGGAATCTGCGAATCATTCCAGGAAGAACATGAGACTTCTCTGGGTGAAAGTTATCACCAGGTCCATATAGATTGCAAGGCATTGCACTGATGGCATTAAAACCATGCTGTTCATGGTATGATTGACACATCTTAATACCAGCAATCTTTGCAATTGCATAAGCATCATTCGTTGGTTCTAAAGGACCAGTCAATAGAGATTCCTCTTTGATTGGAATCGATGCATGTTTTGGATAGATGCAAGACGATCCCAAGAAGAGAAGTTTTTTAACATTCCAATCCCATGAGAGATCAATCAGATTCGTTTGAATCATTAGATTATCCCAGATGATATCTGCTTTGTAATCTCTATTACCAATAATACCACCAACTTTTGCTGCAGCACAGATAACATAATCTGGTATCGATTCACTAATGAATGATTTTACTTGATCAGCATACCTAAGATCAACAGATCTATCGGCAAGAATAATATTTTTATATCCTTCTGCCCTTAACTTTCTAAGAATTGCTGACCCAACTAAACCATTATGACCAGCAAGAAAAATTCTTGAATCATTGTCCATAGATACACATATCCTCAATTAGTTCATCGAAAGAAATTTCAGGTTCCCATCCAAGTTTCTCCTTTGCTTTGGTAGAATCACCAAGAAGAGTTTCAACTTCAGCAGGACGATAATATTTAGGATGGACAGCAATAATTGTTTTCCTAGTATGCTTATCCATACCAATCTCATCATCACCCTCACCAACCCATTCAATTGTAATTCCAAAGTAAGGAGCAACTCTTTCCACAAATTCACGAACTGAATACTGCTTTCCAGTAGCAATCACAAAATCATCAGGTTCATCCTGTTGCAGCATTAACCACATAGCACGAACATAATCCTTTGCATGTCCCCAATCTCGTTTTGCATCTAGGTTTCCAAGATAGAGAACCTTTTGCTCTCCAACAGAAATACGAGAAAGACCACGAGTGATCTTACGAGTCACAAAGGTCTCACCACGACGAGGTGATTCATGATTGAATAGGATGCCAGTACAAGCATACATTCCATAGGACTCACGATAGTTCTTTGTGATCCAATAGGAGTAAACCTTTGCACATCCATATGGAGAACGTGGATAGAAAGGTGTGGTCTCAGTCTGAGGAGTCTCCTGAACAAGTCCATACATCTCAGACGTTGATGCTTGATAGATACGGCACTTCTTCTCCATACCTAAAATACGAACTGCTTCAAGGATACGAAGTGTGCCAAGACCATCTACATTACCAGTGTACTCGGGCATCTCAAAAGATACCTTCACATGACTTTGTGCAGCAAGATTATAGATCTCATCTGGTTGACATTTCTGAAGGATATGAACAATATTTGCAGAATCAGATAGATCCCCATAATGCAACTTAACTCGTTCATGATCAAAGATATGATCAATGCGAGCAGTATTGATTAGAGATGCTCTCCGAACAATGCCATGCACCATATATCCCTTTTCAAGTAGCAACTCGGCAAGATAAGAACCATCCTGCCCAGTAATACCAGTAATTAATGCTGTCTTCATTTTCTTCTTCACATCACTCATGATTATATCCTATGTTAAATGTAAATGTCAATCTCATTTTATCAACTTTCTTTTGAGGAACAACCTCATGAACCATCCAAGGTGGAAACATAATGATATCACCATCATCAACTTCCTGGTCATACATATCAATATACATATCGGAAAGTGGTGAATTCTCCCCAAGGTGAACTGGCATACAAAGTTTCATATATCTATGTGCATTATGAAACTTTGTTGGTGATGCTCCTCTATTATAATAGATGCATGACCAATAAAGGGATGGATCTCCCGCATTTCCAAGATGATCATGAGGTTCTTGTCCTTGATCTTCATGGTATACGTTATACCAAAAATCCTTTATAAAAATATTGTCATAAGATACATCAAGTCTTTTCAATACTGCCCTAGTATCAAGATATAGATCACGTTCCATAGACTCTCTCATTTCACGAGGAACCAATGGATCATCATCTTCTATTTCTGGATATGTACTATTAAGCGAAAGTTCCCAACCATCAGGAATGCGTTCTTGCCTCCTAATGGTTGGGAAGTTGTAATTATTATGCTTACTGAACTTAAACTTAATAACAGGGACAGAGAATAAAGGAATCAATTCAATTGACATAAGTCATCAGGAAAGTTGTGCGATTAGTGCCTCAAGTCTTGCTTCTAGTGCGTCGATTCTTCCTTGTGGTTGAGTAGTCTTTCTAGGAGCATTGGCTGGAAGTGCTGCTGCATTTACTTTAGCAGACTTACCACCACCTTCGCAAGGTGTGTGTGCTTTTGCTTCCAAAGCAGATAGTCTCTCTTCAACCTTTGCTGCAGTAGCACCAGTTGGCTTTGTATGTGCTTCTGCTTCCAGTGCTTTAAGTCTTGCTTCGACTTCTACGTCATACTTTGACATAGATGCACCACTTGAAGATTTTGCTGCTGTTCCTTTGTATGCCATTTTAATTTAATTTGAACGTTATGTAATATTTAGAATAAAAAAGAGGGAAAGATTCCCTCTGGGTCTTGCAGGCTCGCCACTTGTTTTTTGAGGAAACAAGAAACCTAATAGGGTCAATTGACTCCACCAGTTCTGTTACAGTCCATCCGTGACTCTATTATAATCATCCTCTAAACGGACAATATCATCTTCTCTACATTCACCTTCTTGAACTTCTAGGAAGGTAATACCATCAGAATTTGCTGTAATTCGATGAATTTCACCTCTACCAATAATAAAAGATACACCTGGATTTGCTGGTAAATTTTCATTACCAACAATTACCTCCCCAGAACCAGAAAGAATATACCAAAACTCATCTCTATAAGCATGTTTTTGAAGAGAAATTCTCTTAAAAGGTTTAACATAAATCTTTTTAATCACCACATTATGATGTCTTTCAAGATCTTTATACCAACCCCACGGTTTATCTATATGATTCATTTTGGAAAATAGTAATCTTCTAGGACTAACCCAGTTATGGGTTTTGCATCGAGAACTTCAAATGCTTCCTTATATGTATTCAAGATTGGTTTACCTGCTACATTAAAAGAAGTATTGAGTAGAACTCCATGACCAGACATAGTGTCTAGTTCACCTAGAATCTGGTAGATATATTCATTCTGGGTTCTAGTAACTGTTTGAACTCTTGCAGTTCCGTCTACATGAGTAACAGAAGATAGTAATTTACGATACTCTGGTCTCACTTCTGGTGAAAAGGACATATGTCTAGACTCCTTTTCCCAATCAAAATACTTGGTTAAATCTTCAAGTCTTACAATTGGAGAAAAAGGTCTAAACGATTCTCGATTCTTCACCTTAAGATTCATAATGTCTTTCATATCGGGATTAGTTGCATCACATAAGAGACTTCTATTCCCGAGTGCTCTAGGACCATGCTCAGATCCACCACGAACTACACCAACAATACCACCATCGTGAATAATCTTTGCAACTTCTTTTGCAGAAATCTCTTGACAATTCTCTCTTTCACGTAGATATCTACCAATCTCCATTCGATCCCACACAGGTGATCCCGAATAAGTGATATCAATCTGACGTTCTGGTTTAATGATGTATAGCAACGCACCTAATGCAATGCCACAATCACTAGGATTTGGTGGAATGAAAACTTCACGTTCTCTTGCTAGATTCGTATTGTTAATGATATTAAGAGCACAACCACCAGTCAAAACCAAAGGTAAATCTGGATACTGATCTAGAAATGGTTGTATCTCTTCTCTGAACAACTTCTCAAATACAATTTGATTAGTTGTTGCAATATCTTGTGCATCCTGTAGTCCGAATTGTTCAGACCAGTCTTCTAGTCCAAACTTTTGTACAAATCTACAGACAGCATCTGGAACATCGTCATAAGTATTTGATTCATAAAATTGAATCAACTTATTAGCAATATCATCACGATATTCACCATATCCAACATAACCCATCAATTTACCAGGATAAACTAGATTACCTTTGTAAATATCTTCTTCGTTGCGAATGGCAGGAACAAAATGACCAGCTGCCATATAAGAGACAGCATAATCTTTCTTACCAGAATACAACTTTACTGGGTCTTCACCTCTCTCAATGGTATATACATTAAAGAAACCCTCATCAGAACCACCATCAAAAGAAACAACTAATGCTTGATTATATGGTGATTGATAGAAGGCAGAACAGGTATGAGCAACATGATGATCACAATACTCAATATCGGCATCACCAAATACATCTTTCCAAGGAAACTTCTCTTCAGGCATAGAGTTAATACAAACTACATCATACCTGTCAAAATTATATTTCCTTTTAAAGTATTCACCAATCTCCCTTACAAAACTAATTGCATGAGGAGGATTCTCATAAAAATATAGAGCAGCATTTTTATGAGAGATAAATCTCTCAAGTTCTACTACTTCTAAAACTTCATCTTCATAAGACAATACAAGTGTTGCATTGTGAGAACCATGAATACCTAGGTTAAACATATTTTATTTGAAATAATACTCCGACCAGGGCTAGTTTAACGACCTACCGAGTCTTTGATATAACAAGGTACACCTTCAGGATCTAACCATTTGGTGTATTCAAAGTCATCAATAACAGTCAATAGTTGCATCTGATTATCAAGGAGATACATGTCACTATACCTCTTAGTGTAGTGATGCGCCTTTTGAATGCGGTAATCTGGGAACCCATTTTCAAGAGTTCCACACTCAACATAACGATAGGGGAAACGTTCTAATAGAACTTTCATCAAACAACCTCTGTGGTTTCAAGATCACTAGCAATCCATTCCATCAAGATATCATAATCATCAAGTGGATCACCAGAGAATACAACACCAGTGTTCTCATAGTAACGACGTACTTTTTTAAAAAGTTTTGGATTCTTCACGTCTAGAAGAATTTCACCGTTTGCAGCAGAACGAAGGGTATTGAGATCCTTCTTGAACTTAGCAGTGATAGTCATTGTCTTGTGTAATTACTCCAGTAGTTTATCAGATTTGGGACTGAAAGTCAATCCCAATGCTTCCTGTGAGGATCGAACTCACCTTAGGCAAATTATGAGTTTGCTGCATTCACCAGATTGCTAAGGAAGCAGTGGCATCACGATGCTTGATCATGATTAGTATACCACTTAATGTACTCTTCATCATCCTCTTCCTGTGACAGTTCGTCAGGTGGTTCAGAGAGTTCTGGGAATGATTCTTTCTTCTCTGCCGTAGAGATATTCTTTTCCGTAATAATTTCTAAATTCTGTTGCATCTCTAAAGTCAGTCCTAAGGTCGTGTAAGTCGTCGTACCACCAATCAATTGGCTTCCAATGGAAGTACATGTTTCTGTAATAATCTCCTTGTAAAGGATCAATTCTCCCATGCAAACATAGACTTTCGTAAAAGAGCATATCACCAGGTTCAAAAAGAACTTTATGATGATTGTGTTCGTGATCAAAAAAATCTAATGCCCAATTCTCTTCAGATTGTTGGTCAACATAAATTATACAACTAATTATATGAGTTTCAATTCGGTCTCTATGAAGATGTAGTATGGAATCCCGAACATAGTTCCTAATCCCGTATGCCCATGTCATCTCCAACTCTTGACCAGACCACTCCTCAATCATTGGAGTAATCTCTTCATAACACATATCATACAATTCCTGAGATATCTCAGTCTTTAAGCAGAAGGGTGTCCTAGAACCTTTTATTGAGATTCCACCACTCGTATAAGTTCTATAGTTCCTATCATAAGTAATGTCTTGATCTTTAATATCAAAGACTAGATTCTTGTATTCATCCATCATAAACGAATAAAGATTATCGGGAACCTTTACTTTCTTGAAAGGGACATCATTGAATATGGGTTGTAAAACATCTCTCATAGTTCAACCAATTTACCATTCTCTTCATGCATCCACTGCAAGTGTGATGATGAATTCCATTGCCAAGTATTATCAGACATCTTTCTCCAAGGAAACACATCTACTAAGTTCTCATCTGGTTCTTCTGGTAGATGATTAATACCCAAATGATCTTCTGCTTGTCTATTCTCAAGACCTCTCATAATATTAATTCTTTTCGAGAATGTTGATAGATAAGTTCCAAAGAAGTTCTCAGACTGTGAACATATTGTTTGTTCCAATACCGCAATATGAAGATCATCTTCCTCAAAGTCATCACCAAACTTATAATCAAAATCTTCATAGAAATGAATATCATACTTTTCCCCAAGCAAATCAAAAAATGATCTATCTTGCTCGTCAGTAGCAATATAAAGAGGTAAAGACTTATCATAGAATGGAAGTCTATCTACCATCTCCAGAATCTTCTCAGGAGCATTTACACATTGAATCTCATCCTCTCTTGCATCTAAGAAATCGTTTCGTCTGACGTGAATAGAATTGAATGGTCCGAGTTCTTGGTGGACCGTATCTGCATAGAAATAAAATTTATCATTATATCTCAAAACTCTATTCACTTTATCCTTTAGTTTATTCCTAAGATTTTCACCACCAGGATAAACATGATACCAGTAATGACCAAACAGATTATTTTCAAAATGCAAAAACTGTTCGTCACAATCAAGTTCCATCACAGTTCGATTATGACAGAAATCATGAAAGTCCTGAGTATCAATTTCTTCATTCACAAATACAGTATGCTCATCAGAAACTGTAGATGAATCAAAAATGATTTCAGAAAGATCTAAATCACATCGTCCAATATCCCTAGTATATGAATCTTTTCCCTGCATCTTTCCAAGTTTTCCTTGGAACTCTGGAACATCTCTATGTTCAATGCAGTCAAATTCTTCCAGAAGAACTTCTTTATCAAAGATTTTCCAGAAATCAATCCAGTCCTCTTTCTTCTGACTCTTAGACAAAAAGAGCATCCAACAATCTGGAGGAAGAATAACCTTCCTCTTAGTAATTGCTGCTATTGCCAGAAACATTTCATATGACATTATAATGTTCACTAGTCCAGAATAATAGGGACTAAAAGAAATATATCTAACCATCTTACACTAGTTTAGGACCAAGCATCCACGTTACAAGAGAAATCCTAGTTCCCTTAGTCACAGGTCGAACACGATGTGGAATACGTGAATCAAACACAATCATTGTTCCTCTAGTGGAAGGTGCAACAACTAGATTATTATGATAGTCAATGAACTCTAGTTCACCACCCTCATACTCACTAGGGTCAGTTACTAGAAGAGTTGCACTTAGTTTCCTGGTAAAACGATTATCTTCTGCAGTTCCATAATCAGAATGCCAGGTATAATGATCACCTTCATCATATCGAGTGATCTGAATACCATCTAAGCAATTAAGATCATACTCCCAATACTCTTTGTTTGCCAAATGGAAATAGTGTGCAAACATAGAGGAAACCCAGTCATCTTCATACATCCAAGAGACTTTAGAGTTTCTTTTATTTTCAAACAATGCACCAGTTTGACGATCTCCAATCTCTGCTTCTGCATATGATCCATCATACTTTGGTAGTTCTTCTACCATCAGATCTACTAGTTTATCAGGAATGATCTGTTCATAAAAAACGAAGGGATCTTCAGCAACTTGATGTTTATTACTAGGTTCCATTATTATCAAAAAATTCCGAACATACTAATTATAAGACTTTCCTAACCATCTGTCAAATCATCGTCATTGAAATCATAACTAAGACGACAGTCCCAAAGATCATCATCCCACTCTGGTTCATAGAGTGGGCAAGGTTCTTCAAAGAGATGAGCCATCCGTAATTGATGAATTCTTTCCCTCAAAGACTTATAAAACTCCCTCTCCTGATCTGAATCCATTAATTACTATATTCTTGTAGAATGTCTAAAACTCTATTTAAAGTATAATGAGCACCATCATGCCATTCACCATCTTTATCTTGTCGAGTTTCATCATAAAGTTCATTCTTTAGTTTATAAACTTTTGCTTCAAGATCATTCTTCTGCATTTTACTTCTAGGCATAATCACTGATCCAATTCATTTTGCTTTTTATTTAGACTATCCATCCTATCGTTCCAAGTAATTCCTTCTTCAGAACCACGTTTTGGATTAATACAGTCATCGTTTCCTAACTTATTGCAGACTAGTCCCGCAAGATCATCTTCATTTCCTAGTGCTCCAGTGCCACTCCAATAATGCTGTCCATCGACCCAAGTAGAACCACACTTAGGGCAAGTTTTTGTTTCTGGCATTTTTACCTCCATTTTTTTTGTGGAAAGAATTAATTAGTTGCTTTTTCAATCTACGTCTCATAAAAAACATTTGAATTCTAATGAATCCCATTCTAAGTTGCAGATCAAGATAATGAACTAACCGCATTGTAGACTCGTAACCACCAATTACAACAAGTGTAAGGAAAATTAACAAGACAAGATATGTTGTGTAGTAGATAGGACTCACTACCTTACCTCAAAATCAAGTTTACGAACCTTTCTTCGTCTACGGTTCTCCTGGTATTCTAAGTCTGATTTTGATAACGAGATGTGATTGTTAATACTTTTATTGTTTTTTGTTATCAAAACATCACCCAAGTTAACCGCAGTTACTTTGTCGTCTTTCAATACCATTTGATTTGAACAACCACAGCATTGATCTTTAGACGTACTTGACAATTCTGTTCTACAGATCTTGCATTGTACAGATATCATGGTCAAATTAAATTAACAATGATTGTATTTAGTAATGTTACTATGAAGCGGGTTAGGAGAATCGAACTCCTGACGAAAGGTTGGAAACCTTCAGTTTTACCTCTAAACTAAACCCGCATACTCCTCCACCTGGACTCGAACCAGGGACAACAGAGTTAACATCTCCGTGCTCTACCAACTGAGCTATAGAGGATTGTTTGCCTTTTCTTCCTTATTGGTTTTGAAGTAGAGTTTATAGTATCTCTTCTTCATTTCATTGATAGCATTCATATCTTCTTCAAATCCCATATATTTAAGCATTTGAGAAGAACCTTCCAACTCACTAATGAGTCTCAGTATATTGACTGCTACTGGTGGTTGTCCACCAAAATCATATTTACCCATAAAAGAAGAAAGGCAACAGGCTCACCAGGAATCGAACCTGGGATAACCGCTTAGAAGGCGGTGGTTATATCCGCTTAACTATGAGCCCAAATGGTAGTTCCTATCGCCGCTAACTCTAAACTACCAAGGGAGTTACCGCAGTTGATTTCTCAACTCTTAAATTATAGATCATCTAGTCAAGTCTGTCAAGGTATAAGAGATCAATTTCATCTTCTTCTAACCACTCTTTAAACTCTAAGGATAATGCTGCTGCATCCTCCCACTCAATATCTTCCGAAACTATGCGTTGGTTAGCCCAATCAATAACATCCGAAACGCAATCGATAACTTGCTCTTCCATAGTACCCTTTCAACTCAGTCATCATAACACTCATCCTCCTCCTCGTCAAGAACATATGACAACCTCATCATGATACGTGGGTTTTCTCTTGTATAATACTTATCTATATTTGGTTGATGAAATGCTTTGGAGTCATAAAAGATTGCCTCATTAAATCCATAAGAAACATCAAATAATTTTTTCAAAGTACTATTAGTTTTTTCTTCAAAATTATGTTCATTTATATCATTGCAATAATCATTATATTCATCAGCAATTTCATCAGTATCTTCTGTCAGACATCCATCAAATTCCCAAAAACCAGTAGAAACATCTCTTTGATTCAAATTAATAAGACCAATCATATTAGGTATTGATCTATCTGAACCTGGGTCAGTATGTGGTAATGTACAATTATTACTTCTAAGGTCATCTGTAGTAGAATCAAGTCCAGTATTATTATAGTAAAAATAATAAAACTCACTCTCATTCAAATACTCATCATGTTGTGGTAAGTCTGGTATCATATCTTTTGCAATAACTTCACCAGTCCAATAGGGAAGTTTCAATGACATAATTCCAGGTTTAGCATTATGACAAGATTCCCACTTACTAATTAAAGATTGAAACTTAAGCATCCTATATGGATCCTTAAAAACATTCTTAATATGAAGAACATGTTCGTTGTATTCTGTAATTTGTGATTTTTTACTTATCTCCGCACAATATCTGAAGTATGAATCAATCGTCTCCATAATAATCCTTTCTAAAATATCTACTTAAAATATTACTATTGTAATATGCTGGTTCTCCGTTAAGAGATTCTGTAAGAACATTGTTAAGAAACAACTGTCTTGTCTCTTCAAAGTTTGTTTTTCCTTTTGTTTTGTGTAAAGATATAATTTCTCTCTTGAATTTATCTTTACCAATCTTTTCTATATCCTCTTTTAATTCTGGACAAGATCCATAATACCGCTTCCAATCACTCTCTTGCTTGACCTTTCGTTTCTTCCCTTTTGGGGTTCTGAACGACCAAAAATACTTTCTCCCAATGTACTGTCGTTGGTTTGTGAGATTGGTAATGAGATAAACAAAACCAAAGTAGTCCCCAACATCGCAACTATCAAAACTTCGTTCCAAGAAAGTCCAAGGATTTTCATAATCGACCATTCATATTTTCCATAGTCTAGCATATTTAGACAAAAAAAGAGACCCTAGGGTCTCAAGATATAATATTTAATCTAAAATTCTCCTACATATACGTTTACATTCGTTTTGTTTCAGTGTATCGCACTCTATTAAACATTCGTAGTAGTCATTGATTGCTTGATTTTCCACCTCCGATGCATCTAATGTAGATTCAAAAGATCGCCACTGATCTAGTTGAGATTTTGATAGTAAGTTGTGCATATTCATTCTCCTGTAAAAAAGTAGATCCATAATGTAGACAAGAGAGAGTCATCTTAACCTCCATAATTCTATACTATGTATACAGTTTGTGTGCGAATCAATACATTTTAGCAATAAAAATTTATGCCTACGAGTATATACCTACAAAAAAAGACCCGAAGGTCTTAAGATTAATCAGATTTAACTTTGAGTCTTAATAGGTTATACCTTAAAACTTCATGAGGCAACCAAGGTTGAGGTCCAAATCTCAGTAACCTAAGATCATCATCAGATAATTCAACGGTATTATCAGCAATTAACTTAATTGCCCATTGTGTCATCATAGTTTAAATCCTGAGAACGTATCTGCTTTAACATCCTGCTTAATGCCTCCCACAACATATGACTCTACTTCAGTCTCTTGTGGTGCCACCTGGAGTCCTTTAGAGGAGATCCAATGCTCAGTCCAAGGTAGTGGATTTGCTTTAGCAGAAATATCATAAACTGGTTTAAGACCAATAGACTTCATACGACGATTTGCAATCCACTCAACATAATTCTTGAGTAGTTTGTCATTCAAACCAATCATAGATCCATCTTTGAACAAGTACTCTGCCCACTTCTTCTCCTCATCAACAGCATTTTTAAACATCTGATAAGTCCACTCTTCCTCTTCCTTCATAATCTGCTTCATTTCAGGATCATCACCTGACTTCCACTTATTCAGAATATTCTGAGTGATTGCTAAATGTTGGTTTTCGTCTCTTGCAATGAGTGAAATAATTTTTGCTGATCCTTCCATGAGCTTGAGTTCACCAAAGGCGAAAGAACAAGCAAAACTAACGTAGAACCTAATACCCTCAAGAACATTAACGTTTGCAACTGCTCTGTAGAGTTTTCTTTTGACATCTTTAATTTCCCATTTGGATGAAGGTGAGTCTCTAAAATCTTCTTGCCACATGCTACCATTGCCCCAAGTTTGGGCACTATTAATGAAATCATCATATGCACCTGTGACACTCGCAGCACGTTCTAGAATGCGGGGATCAGTGACAATATTATCGAAGATCTCAGAAGGGTCTGCATATACATTCTTGATAATATATGTGTAAGAACGACTGTGGATCATCTCCATGAACCCCCAGACTTCCATACATGCCTCTAGTTCGGGTAGACTGCAATAAGGTATAAAAGCCATCCCAGGACCACGCCCTTGTATGGAGTCAAGCATAATCTGATACTTGAGGTTACTTGTATAGATATGCTTTTGTTCTGGACGAAGTGTTTGATAATCTCCACGGTCTTTCTGTAATGAAACTTCTTCTGGTCTCCAGAAGTATCCTAATTGTTGAGTAGTTAACTTATCAAAAATTGGATACTTATAGGAATCATACCTTTGTACCCCCAAAGGTTTACCGAAAAACATTGGTTGCTTCTTTGTATTTACTTGTTCAGTATTGAAGACGGTCATGCCTTCAACTTTAGTTTTGGATTCTTCTACGGATGACATCTTAAATTGCACAGGATTCACACTCTCCCTCCTCGGATTGACTTAATTCTTCTAAAATTGCATTTAATTGTTGCTTTTTATCGTCATCAATTTCATCAGTCTTATTATCATAAGTATTTTGATAATAAGAAGTCTTCCAACCATACTTGTATGTAGTTAGAAAATCATTTGCCATGACAGAAACTGGAACTTCATTGTCAGGATAGTTCTCAGGATTATAGGACCAATTGCCAGAAATTGCCTGGTCAAAGAATTTTTGCATTACAGCAACGATTTTGATGTAACCTTCGTTACCCTTCATATCCCAAAGCAATGTATAATTGTTTTTCAGTGTATTATACTGTGGAACAATCTGCTTAAGAGGTCCTTTCTTGGATTTTTTAACGGACAGATATCCTCTAGGTGGTTCGATTCCATTGGTTGCGTTTGACACAACGGAACTACTTTCTGATGGCATTTGTGCGGACAATGTTGAGTGCCGTAGACCGTGGGTAGTGATAGATGTCCTAAGAGATTCCCAATCATGCTGCAATGCAATAGAAGTAACTTCGTCTAGATCCTTCTTGTATGTATCAATGGGGAGAATTCCATCAGCATATTTTGTTCGTGAGAAACCTTCACAAGCACCCTTCTCTTTCGCAATCTGATTAGAAGACTTCAGTAGGAAATATTGGAAGGATTCAGAAAGTCCATGAATAGCATCCCATGCCTCTTGATCACCGTAGTTAAACCCTAGTTTAGCAAGATAGTGTGCTAGACCGATAAAACCAATTCCAAGGGATCTACGTGCCTTTGTAGCAAGTTCTGCTGCAAGAATAGGATACTTCTGATAGTCAATCAATTCTTCCAATCCTCGGACAGATAGATCGCAAAGATTTTCTAGTTCAGAGTCAGACTTGACCTTGCCCACATTAATAGCAGAGAGAATACACAAAGCAATCTCACCCTCACCATCAATATGCTGAAGAGGATCTGTAGGTAATGTAATCTCCTGACATAGGTTACTCATATTTACCTTATCTTTAAAGGAAGAGTGAGTGTTACAGTGATCGATATTCATAAGATACAATCGACCAGTCTCTGCCCTCTCCTTCAGAATGTTTAGAATTAGTTCCTGTGCCCCGACAGTCTTTCTTGGAACAGCATCATTGAGTTCATGCATCCGATATAGAGTGTCAAAGTCATCAGTACCAAAAGCATCATACAAACCTGGTACGTCATGCGGTGAGAAGAGGCTAATCTCCCCATCTGCAATGAAACGTTCGTAGAAAATTTTTGAAATTTGGATTGAGTAGTCAAGTTTCCTCACTCGGTTGTCTTCTGTTCCTTTATTGTTTTTGAGAACAATAATGTCTTCTATTTCTTGGTGCCAGATTGGGAAGTGGACAGTTGCTGATCCACCACGGATGCCATTTTGAGTGCAACATCTGACAGTTGATTCAAACTTTTTGAGGAATGGGACAACACCTGTGTGCTGAACTTCTCCACCTCGGATCTTAGCGTTGATACCACGGATTCTGCCTGCGTTGATGCCGATACCCGCCCTTTGTGCAACATATCTGCCGATAGCCATATCAGAACTAAAGATGCTATCGAGGGTGTCATCAACATCAACAAGAACACAGCTAGCAAATTGTCGAAGTGGAGTTCGCACTCCTGCCATGATAGGTGTGGGAATGTTGATTTTGTGTTTTGAGATTGCGTCATAGTATCTCTTTACATATAGTAATCGTGTCTCTTTAGGATATTCTGCGAAGATCGTTAATGCAATCAAAATATACATGAACTGAGGTGTTTCAAATACCTCAACATTACTTCTATCCTGTACTAGATATTTATCCACAACTTGCCTTAGTCCAGCATATGTGAACAAATAATCTCTATCGTGATAGATAAAAGAATTTACCTTTTCAAGTTCTTCTTCAGTATACTTCTGCAGTACTTCTGCATCATAGACATTGTTAGCAATACCATACTTAATCTGCTCTAGAAGAGTGGGACTTCTTTTAAAGTTAACAGCAAGTTGCTTACGAATAGAGAATAGTAGCAGTCTTGCTGCAGCATATTGATAATTAGGATGCTCAAGATCAATTAGATCTGAAGCAGAACGAATCAAGATCTCTTGAATCTCGTCAGTGGTGACACCATCATAAAATTGAATTCCAGATTGGATCTCTACTTGACTCGCAGACACACCAGAGAGACCCTCACAGGCAGCCTCAACCATCTTGTGCATCTTTTCTAGGTCTAGTACCTCAATAGTCCCATTACGTTTTTTAACCTTGATACCGTTGCTCATATTTTCTTCCAGGTGGTGAATTTAAGTTTTGCTTCTAAACCAGAGTAAGTATTTAATTCTATCAGATTTTGGACATCATGTCCAGCAAGGACCATATCATTTATGTCCTTTTCATTAATGTGTGATGGCCAAATGACTATGGAGTCTCCACTATCGATTGTTCGACTGACTCGATTGAGGATTTCCCTGTTTCTAGGTTCATTGTCATAGACCCAAACAGGATTGCTAATCCCCCAATTGCTGATATCAAGATCAGCTCCGCACATAGCAATCGAATTGCGAATGAACGTGCTGTCGAATGGTCCTTCAGTAATGTAGACACTGCTACTTTTTGTGATGTTGTCGAGTCCATATATTTTCGGTGCTCCCTCTTTAAGCATTACAGTAATATATTTAATAGATTTGGAATTTAGACTTCTACCTTGGAATCCGATGAGATCTTTGTCGCAATATAACGGGATGATGATCCTAGGCTCTTTACCCATATACCCGTGATCCAATCCCTTGAACGTATGCACAAACTCATCAAAGTTTTCTGCATAATAAAATTTGGTGGGATCGATCTTACGATTTTGAAGATAGGTTCTAGCAACTTCCACCTCACTGCATAGAGGAAGAAGGATCCTCTGTGCAAACTTAGGTTTCTCAAAAACAAATTTAGGTTCATTAGTCTGCATCCCACGTCTTCCAGTTTTTCCCTCCTTAAACTTCTCTAGACAATAACTCTTGTGCAGAGCAACATCAATATGCTTAAGAAAATTATTCAACGATAAACTAGCACCACAGTTGTGGCACTTATAGTTAGTAGCATTTTTTACAGAGTATAGATAACCTCTCGTTTTACTCTTATTCTTATGAGAGTCTCCGCAAATGGGACATCTAAAGTTATAGAGATCTGCTTTTACTCTTTTAAATTTTTGTAGTCTGACAGAAACTAGATTTACATATTTGACATCAATTTGATCCATTTACGAAAGACGCTACTTCTGCTGTAGCTATCATACTCATTTTTTGATTAGGTGTCAAGAGTTTCATCACAGGTGGGACCACTTGCATTACTGTCACAAGTGTTGTCAGAACGGCTGACACAGCAATGACAAACCTAGCATTGCTATCTGTTTTCTTCTGTATTTTACCAATTCTATCATGAAGAAATTCAATATCCTTCTCATGTCTTTCCTTCATCTCCCCAAGCATATTGATAATAAGTTTATCTGCTCTATCAGATTCGTCTAGACGATTTTCATGCCGTTCCAAAATAACAGCAATCTTATTACTGTTCTCCGAAATAGTCCCGACTGCTTTCTCAAGTTTGTCGAGCATCTCTTTGGAGAGATCTTCATAGATACTCAACTTAGATTCTAATACTGCTAATTTACCGAGACCTAACATTTTTCTTATCTAAAGATTTTACCCACTGTTTGTAAGTCTTGGGGACTTTTCTATAATCTGTGTTTCCACGTCTCTGAAATTTAATCAGAGGATCATAACCAGCAGTTGGTCCTTCTGCAGGAGAGGAACCAGTAAATCCACCAGCACCGACTGCGATCATTTCACGTATAAGTTGTATGATCCGATCAGTCCTGTCCATTGTCGTTATATAAGATTTGTAATTTATCTAATGCAATAATATCACTTTCTATATCATGTATATAGCACTTTGGATACTCTGGCAACCTATTCAAAAAGAATACAAATGTTTTTGTGGTTGACCAGAGATCTTCCTCAAGTTTATAGAAGAGCATTGGTGTTGTTGCATCATCAAATATGTTGTACAAAATGATGAAGTGATTAAGAAGCAAATGTACCTTGAGTTCACCAGTGCTCTTATATTTTCTCAAAAGCCTTTTAATATACTTGAAGTGATTCAAGTCACGATGGAAATCGTCTTTAGTAATGGCTTGAGGATTCTCATAATTTTTTATAGCAAATAATAAAAAATTTTCCTCATTCAATTCATCAAATAACATAACTTAAGTTATCAGCTTAGTGGATCTGCATCATAAATTGGAGTATTGCCAGTAGTGATACCAGACATCGCAACTAAGATTTCTTTCTTAACTCTTAGGTTGTTATGTGCATCAAGATATGTGGTAACTCCAACCCAACCCACACCTGCTTCATACTGAGTTCCAGATGCTGCCTGAATTCCTTGCTTAGCTGCACCATAGACATAGGTATCATAAGCACCTCTAACACCAGTAAAGGTAATCTTATCTCCAGTATTAACTCCTACATTCATAGTAGTAGTTAATGTAACAGTGCTTGCAGAATCGTTTTCAGTAGAATCAACCAAAGAACTAATTACAAATTCTGTGGTTGATGATGCATAAGAAACGGTATCAGAATCGGTTCTGATTGGATATGCAATTGCAGTTAGATCTTCAGTTAGATAAATTGTTGCAAATCCAACTGGTGAATCTGTGCTTGCAGTTCCTGTTGCAACTACCTGAGATGTTCCAGCATGTTTTGCATCGTCATACTCAGAATAATTCATATCCAAAGTACTAGATCCAGGAAGTTCTGAAATTTGAAAATCTGTTCCTCCGATTGCAGCACCACTGAGTCCAGCAGTAGAAGCAATTGTAATTGATTCACTGCTTGCAATACTTGCAATTACAGCATCACCAAAATAGACTGCATCAGGGTTAGTTTCATCCTTGATACCAAATCTAATTACATCCCCAACTTGTGCAGAACCAGTTAGACCAAAAGCAGTAGTGTGTCCTTCAACGACACGGGTGCTATAGTTTACGGTTACGATGCCAGCAGAGGTTACATTATCACTATTTCCCCAAAGTGCCATGTTTCTTTTCCTTTGAATACATTTGCTATTAGATATTTATAAAAAATGGAGACCACAAAATGATCTCCATGTCATTTATTTTCTTATTTATACTTACTCGGCAGCTGCGTCTTCTCTTGCAAGAATTGCTTTAGAAACAACCTCTAGTAGTTGATCATCCATATCAGTCTTGGTCAACTTAACTGCTTTAGCAAGAATAACAAGACAGATCTCAACGAGTTTCTCACCGAGTTCTTCATTTTCTGGAATCTTTGATACGGCATCGGAAATTACCTTTGATGCGAGTGGAAGTAGGAATGCAAGCATGATTAACCTCAAGTAGTATATTCTATATATTCCAAAAACTCCTTGAAAGTCTTCTTTTTCTTCTCAGGTAAACCTTTGTGTTTTGTTGATGCAAAATCCTTTGCATCTTTTTTCTTCATTGATGCTGCTGCTTGAGCAACTTCGGGAGAAGGTGCTTCCATCTCTCCCTTCTTTACGGCATGGACCATTCCCATAAACCTTTGCTGTGCTCTAGATATTGCAGGCATTACTTTTTCCTCGTATCTATGATTGCACCCTGTCCATGCTTGGCACGGATGCTTGCCTTTACTTTCTCAAGTGCAGACATACCATCATACTTTGGTTTTTTCTTACCAAATGTATTCGGTGTGTTACTAATTGGTTTGTCGTAACGGTTGTTGCCATCAACACCACCACGTTCCATGCGACGATCTCTTAGAGAATCTTCGGTTTCTTCCTTTGCAACTTTATTTAAAGACTGTTTTCTCTTCTGTGCAATTTGCTGATCAATCATTGCCTTCTTCTTCTGAAGTGCAACTTCTTGAGGAGTCATTGACATAGAAGTCTCCTCACTCATACGATTAACAACTTTCTGTGCTGCCTTTCTGATCTTTGCTTTGATACCAGATTTTGCACCTCTTGCTTTATCACCTACTTTTTGCTTGACTTCTCTACCTTTATTGTAAGCAGCAACTTGTGCTTGGGCAGACTTTAGTCTTGCTTTCTTACCAGTAGACTTAAGTTTCTGTCTTGCAAGTCTACCAACTGCCTTCACCATGCGACCAGTAGAAGTATCTTTCTCATGTGGTTTCTCGGTATCATGACCGAAAGTTACTGTTGCTTCAATAATCGCATACTCAATAGCATCTTCTACATCATATACGTCAAATCCTTCATTAACTAGTTCATCGTACACAGTATAAGCAGCAAGATCTACTTCATCCATCTCAGTGTTTTCTAGGATCGTAACTTCCTCAGAAATCTTAGGATTAATCTTAATAGTATTCTTTACATTCTTTTCTTTTACTTGCTTCCGATCTTCACTATCTTCACCAACAACTTCACGAAGATCATCTCTCCAGTTTGAATATCCTTCTTTTGCTGTTGTGGTTTTAGTGGTTGAATATAATCTCTTATTTCCTACACCAGGAATAAACTCACCAAGTTCTCCCTTTGCCTTATCGTTATTATCTGTATCACCATCTACATCAGTATCAATTCTCTTAACTGCTTTCTTTACTAATTTTTTGATGTCTCCTGTTGGAACTTCATGAGGAGAATGCATCTGCTTTGCAGTAGCATGTTTTGCTTCCTTTATTGCTTTGGCAATTGCCTTACGTCTATTCTTCAAATACTTATCAGACTTAGTATTCTTCTTACCATCATTGTCAACATCAGCATCTTCTTGTCCTACGGGATCAAGTTGCTTCTCTTCAAAGTGGGGGTTCTTCATTTGAGGACCCTTGGCAAGTTCCTTACGTGCCTTCTCATTATTCTTCTGACGTTTCTTCATATCTGTCTCAAGATATGAATCGTCTTTCTTTTCAGAAACGTTTGATACCTTCTCAAGATATACTTGAGAAATATCGTTAAGAGGATTCATTGACATGAGTATAAAATGTTTTACTTTTTAGCCTTATACTTATTTATGAAATTCTTTATAGCAGTCGTTCCAGTCATTCTCATCGTATAGTTTCTATTTGAATCAGTTCCAACTTCTCTCTCTGGACCAGGTACACCAGAAGGACCAGGATAATTTACAACTGCTTCCATCACATCCTTAATCCAGGACTTGAACATATAGTTTTCTTTAGTAACACAAATAAGGTGATTAGTTCCTCTACGAATAATTTCACCAACCAATCCAGTGTTTAGATTCTCTACAATATCTCCAAGACTAAAAATTTTCCCAGAAATATAGTTTTCACGAAGTCCTTTATGATCATACTTGGGAGCAATTTCCCACATCTCTGCAGTAACTTTTTCTTTACTCTTCAGTTTCATACCAGTGCGGACTGCATTAAAGAGTGCCTTAGTATCACCATCATCAAGTTTCTTAGGTGTTCCTTTACGGAATGATTCAAAGTCATCAGCAATAACTGCTTTACGCATCTTGGATGCAGACATTCCTTCTACACCTTCAGCATCTGCATCTCTTACACCAGCAGAGATGACACGAATCAAATCAAACTCATAAAGTTGACCATTATATTTCTGAGCAAGATTCTCAAACTCTGCTTGTCGATCTGAACCAACAACAATATTTACATTTCCATATCCATCTTCATTTGCTGCTACCAGAACATCAAATATATTTTTCATTTCTGGATCATTGACAATGTTCTCTTCATAATCAGAGAACATTTTCTTCATAAATGAAATCTTCATGTCAGGATCAAGAGGGTTCTTCTTAGGATCCTGAGAACGTGAAGGGTATACTTTATAATCTCCACCAGTAGAAGATTTCTTTGCCATACTCAGAAGTTTTTCATGACCAACTGTTGGTGGATTAAACCTACCAAATACAATAGTTAAGGTATCAGACTGCTCATCTTTATCTTCTTCTGGTGATTCTTTCTTAGAATCACCTTTGGGTTCTTCTTTCTTTTGCTTCTTCTTAGTTTCGTCTTGCTTTTGTGCAACCTGATTTGTATCTTGATTACCGTCTCTCTCACCAACCTTCTGGTTCTTATTATAAAATTTTAGTTTTCCACCTTCAGTTTTCGCAACAAATTCACCACGAGAGTCATACCAACCACCATGTCCATCACTCTTAAGGTTGAGTTTCTTTGCCTGTGCTGAGGCACCCTCACCTGCTTCTTTTAGGAACTGTAGAAAACTTTTCATTTATGTTATTAGTCCTTATGTATTATTTATTCTAATTTCCAGTACGGAGATGACAATGATGATCTAGAATTGGCATAGAGGTAAAAATCCTCACAAACTTGCTTCTGTTTTTCAGAATTTTTTATACCATTGATAGCATCTATAATCGCAATACAATGGACCTTTGAATATAACCAAGAATCAAATTGGTTTTTCTTAGTCTTATCTAATTGCAATTTAGCAAACTTTTGAACTGTGTATCCTGTTGCATATTTATCTAAACCATCAGTAACATATTTTATGATATCTGCTGGATTTGACTTTATCTTTCTAGCATATGTAGTGTCTATCTGAGGAACACCGTGCATCTTGAGGAGAAGGTTAACTGGTCCCAAAGATATTTTTCCTTGATTTGCCTTCTGACCTTTCACTTCACCTTGCCATCCAGTTAATGCAGTAGCACCACCAAAAGATCTAAACTGAATCTTTGTTCCATCACTAAAATTCAAATACGTGTCAATACTATCATAGTTCATGGTGAAGTTGGTAAACTCTTTCTCCAGAGAATCTTTTTTATCATAATTAAGAATCTTTAGATTAGAAGTTCTAGACATCTTTTTAAGAGAAACTCCAAACATCTTTGGATTGGTTGGATTGATTCTTTCATTCATACATTGATTCAACCCTTTAATTGATTTCTCATCTTCCAAACACTTAGGATTATATCCTGGAGTAGTCACATAAATGTCTGCTGGAGACCACTTATTAATATCAACTCTAATCCCTTCAATCTTTTTAATTCTCTTAAATTGATTTTCAATATGATCTACAGTCTTTGAACCTCTATGAAATTTTATTCCTGATTTTATTCCTTTAAATTTATTCCACAATTCATTAGCACCAAGAACTGATGACTCGATCCAATCATCAGGAAGTTCATTCAATATCTTTTCAACATTCTCATCAACATCAAACTTATCTTTATTTGCATTGACATTATCTGGAGTAATATCTGAGTGAGTTATCTCTCTACCAAGACCAAATGCTACTGCGGCATAAACTGCTTGTGCAGATTCTGCCATCTTAGTAACAGCTGCACCAGCACCAGATCCACCACCTGCTTTTGGTTTGAATACAATATTTAAATATGTGGAAGAACTCTCAGATACCTTTAGACCTTCAAAAGTAGATCCAGGAACTTTGGTTTGTTCGACCTTTATATTTTTCTTAGCAAATGCTGCTTTAATTTCTTCCCTTGCTTCTGACCTTTCTTTAGTGCGAACATGAAGAGTTGTAACTCTAGTTCCAGCACTCTTCACTTCAGTATCATAATCCTGAAGAATCTCATTAAGGGCAAGTAATGTTTCTGCGACAGTTGCCATTTTTTTTATTTTTATTTATGGAGAATAGGAGACTCGAACTCCTGACTTCAACCTTGCAAAGGTTGCACTCTACCAACTGAGTTAATTCCCCAAAGATGCTCAGGGCATCTTTGCTCCTGACTTATGACGGGTTGTTCCCTTCTCGTCAGTATAAGTCTCTCTTTCTTTTCTAGGAGTTACATACCCAACACCAGGAACTACACCAGTTTTACCTGCTGCTCTTGCTGCATTTCTGTCTGCTGCTCTCTGTGCTGCTCTCTTGCGATTGCGGTCATAAGAACTCATTGCTTCGTCAAACTGCTCGTCAGATTCTAGGATAGCATTAATCTCCTCTTCTGTAAAGAGACCAGTTGCTTCAAGTTCTTCTTTCTTCACATCAGGTTTCTTGATGTATGCAGGACCACCATAGACCTTCATCTTTTTATCGGCCTTTGCCTTCACTCTCTGCTCGGCTTCATCTACAGTCTCAAGTTCTTCATTTGCTTTGTTCAAAGTCTTAATGATCTTCTTAGAACGATCATATGCTTTCTGACGTTGGTCATCAGTCACAGAAGGACTTACAACATCACGTCCTAAGTTTCCTGCCTTACGGAACATCTTATTCTTGGGAAGTTCTTTCTTTTCCTCATCCATATGGTCAGCAGACTTGTACATAGGACTACCGTCCTTCTTTTTCATTCCTGCCTTATAATTCTGATATGCTTTGGTATTACCTTTCTTATCAGCAGCAGTGACTGTATAAGTTTCTTCTACGTTATCAGAATAAACTGCAGAATATGCTTCAGAAAGAGAGTTGAAAGTCTTGCTGTCCATATTAATTTAGATACTTTCTAATATTTAGTCATTCAGATTCTGAAGAATCATCTGAACCCTCTTTTACTTTGTTAAATCCAAATGGACCTGCTGCCTTTTCTTCTAGTGCTGCCTTCAGTGCAATACCACCAACTGCTTCCATACATTTAAGAATATCTTCTGTCTTAGCACCTTCACCAAGTTCTTTGGCAACGTACCAATACTTTGGCCAGAATGTTTCTCCTGCCCTTTGGTAATCATCAAGTGTTAATAGTTTCATTTTCCTACTCCATAATCAGGTGCTGTTGCTTCTAACTCACTAATATTATTAGTATCAAGTTTTTTAAGTGCTTCTTTAAGTTCGGGAGTTTCTTCCCATTCAAAGGTATCACCTTTACTATTCTTCTTTTCCTTTTTAGTCATAGGTATCATACTCCATTAAAAGATAGTTAATATTTAAAACAACTCTTGTTTGTTGGTCCGTACAAGAATATCCTCTATGTTTAATTTTACCATCGAAAATAACTAGACGATTAAATTCACTATCAAATTGTTTTCCAGTTTCAAATTTAGTGAATCCATTATTAGTGTTGCAATAATATATTGCTGTTCTATGTATTGAACCAGGAAAAGTATGATCAGTATGATATATGCCGATAGGTTCATTAATATCTCGCATCAAATTTAGATTCATTTTTGATCTAATGAGCATGATATTTTTGTCTGGATAAAGATTCTTTATTCCATTCATAACAGAACCAGTAAAGGTATTATGCCATTCACTGATTATACCACGATTTTGTTTATAAAGTGTATGTGTAAATTGACCAAATGTTTTTAATTCTTCATCATGAACAATGCATGGATTCCAGTACCAAGGAAACTCACTAGATTCAAGAGCATCTTCTATAGCAGAAGAATCTCTCGAATTTAAAAAATCATCATAAACCTCAAACATCTCCTTCCTGACGATTCTCGGAATAGTGGACATCAAAATCTCCACCAGGATAACGTGCCTTGAGTTTGTCCACGTTCATCTCAATGACTTCATCAAGAGAAACATTGAGACCCATACATGCTTGTGCGACATACCACATGATGTCACCGAGTTCACGTTTTAGGTGAAACATGTTCTCTTCGTTTACTGGTTTACCTTGAAAGATAATCTTCTTTACTACCTCAGTGAATTCACCTGCTTCTGCAGACATTCCTACAGCAGCAGTGAGGAGACGATGTGTTTCAAATCCTTCTCCACGAAGTTCTTGAATACGATACTCAAAGGCATCAGCATCTTTACTTGGTTGAGATGTGACAGCATTCACAAACTCAAGATATGCATCAGTGTTTACGGTCATGAAAATTTAAATCCCTCAAATGATTTTTTAGGTCTATCTTCGTTATTATACTCCTCATCCTGCCCACTGTCAAGAATATCGTTCTGAGCAGATTGCTCACAATCATATAAACGCATCTTGGCACGATCAATACCAACTACAAATCTCTTATTGACATTTCCGTCGTTATATCTATTTTTCAACTGCTTTACCATTATCTGTCCAAGTTGCTCAAGTTCCTCAGTGCTAATAAGGGCAAACATAAGATCAGCAGTAGCAGGGAGACCAAAGGACTCACTAGTGTCAGTAAGGTCAACGTCAGAGCTACCATAACCAGAACGAGTGGTCTGGGTGGCAGATACGATAGGGACCGAGGCTTCGCAAGCCAACCCTCTAAGCTCTTCTGCAATAGACTTAATATATGAATATGAATTGATAGAGCCACCCTGGCGATATCTGCTGGAAGCACATATATTAAGGTAATCAATGAAAATAATATCAGGTCTAAATGACTTCTTAAGTGCAAGCTCATTAAGAAGTGCTCTGAAATGTCCACTATGTGCGCTCGCAGTTGGATATTCTTTAATTATAAGCTGACCTTGTGTTTTTTGTGCAAGTTTTGTCACCTTATCCTCAAACATAACTTTAGGAAGATTACTTATCTCCTGAATTGGTACGTTCAGAAGGTTTGCATCAATACGTTCAGCAATCTTCTCCTCTGCCATCTCCATTGTAATGTAAAGAACATTACGTCCACCAAGCAAAACTGAACTAGCCATATGACACATGAACAGAGACTTACCGACACCTGTTCCTGCTAGTGCAATATTAAGAGTCTTATTGGGAAGACCACCTTTTGTAATTTTATCAAAGTACTCAAGATCAAATGGAATTTTATCTTCTTTCCGATTATATGACTCAAATCGTTCTTCATAGTCTTGAAGATAATCATGACCCACATGATTATCAAAACTTACACCAAGTGCATTAGAAAGAATAGAAGGAATTGCATCACGGTTCTGTTTCTCATCATTACCATCTGCAATATGAATAGATTCCATAAGTGCCAAATAAATGGCACGATCACGACACCACTTCTCAGTAGTATTAATCAACCACTCAAATTCACTTGATGAATCTTCAAGTGATTGAACAAGACTAATAATATCTTTGAATGATGAGTCAGTAACATCCTTTCGATTTTCAATTTCAATACAAAGAATTTCTTTACTAGCAAGTTTATTATACTCATTAATAAATTTTGAAATCTCTTCATATACAATTTGCTCAGAAGATTCTTCAAAATATTCCCTCTTCAAAAAAGGAATAACTTTTCTTGCATACTCTTCATTGTTCAATAGATTCTTCAGAATCAGAATTTCTACCTTGTCCATAACTAAATTGAAATGATATGCTAATACGTTTGCGGTTTGGTTCCTTAAAAGGATTCACAGAGTGGACTAGGTAAGTCGGAAATAAAATAAGTAAACCAGCAGTTGGGTATATGTGCATAGCACTTACCGTATGCCATTCGTCTCTCACTGGATCTAGATGGATTCTTTTCCCATGATTAGGATCATAGAATGTAAGTGATCCTCCGTCAACACCATTACAGGTTTGTGGTTGTAACCAGACAGTTTCTTCGTGATAATTATAGAAAGTCTCTTCACCATCTAACCATCCTATTGGATAATATATTGCGGAGAGAGAAGAAAGATTGTGTTGGTGAGGAAAGTTAATATCACCAGGTCCATTAATGTTTGCCCACAAATCTGAGCACTCCAATCCTTTTGCCCATCCACAGTTATCACAATAACTATTTGCAAATCCTGTGACAATACTTCTAAGACTGAGAAAACTTTGATAATCTTTCTCCATCCCATATTTACTATGCCATCCACCAAAGTTACTTTGAACAATTCCTTTTGAATCTTTCTCACATTCAGATGCAATATCAGAAACCAATTGTTCATTCATACCATGAACAGATTCAGTGAAATTTAAAGTGAGAACTGGACTTGCAAATAATCCATGCATTCCAGGAAAAACTTCAACTGACCTGTCCTCCCCAGATTTATTCTCAGTTTCCATAACTAAACTCTTTTTTTGCCACCTTGTCAAGTTTCTCCATTACTTCTGGAGTGAAATAAGTCTCTGGATCTTTGTAAATTGCCTTTGCATAGACTTTCTTACCATCCATTTCATAACGACCTGCTACATTTTTCCAAAGTCCGCCAATCTCACCGAGTTCAAGAAGACCATAATATCGATCAAGACCACGCTCATCGTAATACAAACGCACCGTAACATCTTTATTCTCCTTACTTAAACGTGACTTAGCAGTCTTTGCCTTGATAAGGTTTCCAATAACTTCTGTTCCATCCTTTTCCTTCTTTTTACTGAGATGGATGATTGTAGAAGCAGCATACTTGAGTCCACTACCTCCTCCCATTTCTTTAGTTGGAACATAAGCACCGATGACATCATAAGTGTGGTTGGTAACGATCATTGGAATGTTTGCTTGACCCAACTTGAGTGTAAGCATACGGAAAGCACCTTTGATAAGTTGAGATTTCGTCATATCACGAACCTGCTTATCGTTCAGTGCGTCTGTAATCTCCTTCTCAGTCGATAGCATCCCTAAAGAGTCTAACACAAACATCAGTGGTTTGCGGTCTTCTACAGGATCTTTTAGGTATCGATCAACAATCTTGAGTGCCTTACTACGAAACTCCTCAATAGTGACAACATTCATCACAACAGTACGTTGAAGATCTACCCCACGACTTGAGAGTAGAGACTTGTTAACAGCGGCTTCAGTGTCAAAATATATACACATACCGTCAGGATTAGTATCCAGGAAGTTTTTGACAACGGCGAGACTGAAAAAAGTTTTTCCAGTACTAGACTCGCCAGCAATGGCAGTAATCTTATTCCCAGATACACCACCAAATATACTACCTGAAACAACTCCGTTAAAGATGTACGAACCTGTGTCCACGTAAGTTTCTGTTTCATCTATATCCGATGCAATTTGTGCGTATTCATTGCCAATCTCTTTGACAATATCTTTTAAAAAATCCATTAGTCCAGTGCCTCTCTTTCATAATACTCTTTAGACGATACAAGATTAAAACTCATAGTTCTCCTCTCTTCATTTGTTCTCATCGGATAAACTAAATGACCCAACCATGATGGAAACAAAAGAAGTTTGCCAACTTCTTGAGATGGAGCATACTCATCATGAGAAAAAGTATTGTTGCAACCAAAAACAAATTGAACTCTTCCATTATTTCGACCACCTGATTTATAGGCTTCCCCATCACTATCACGATCTCTCATCTGTTCGGTTTCTAAATTGCGTGGGATTTTTAAGAAAACAAGACCAGCAAGATCTGATCCATGATCGTGGAGTGGAGTGAAATCACCAGCATAATACCTATTCACCCAAGCATCGGAATACCGAAGTTTATCTGAGTGCTTAAAAGATGGATCTCTATTCTTCCCTCCATCAATAATTGATAGTTTTACCTGATCATAGTTTATATTATTAGTTACTGAGTTTTCAATATAATAATTTCCAAGTTCTTCCACAAATTGTCTAAACCCAATTTCCTCAAGAAAGTCCTCAGTAAAATAAACTACTTCAAAATCCCTAAGAAGAAGATTTGGAATGCTTCCAGATGAAGAACAATACCTTTCCATCTCTTCGGGATCTGCACAAACATCTTCAGTTTTTTGATTAATCGCATCTACCATAAATTTTGGTAGAGCAGTCTCCATAATATATGGACCGAATGGTTGATGTAATTTTACAGATAATTTCATTGCCAACGTTTTGTTTTTAAATAGTCAAGAATATCATTACGAACATCCATCAGTTCATGATAACACTTTTGATTGTGAGCACATTGTCTTAATGCTGGATCTGGTTTAAGGACGGACTCAATAAAGAGATCTAATCCTCGATTCCATTTATCTCGTTTAGATTCTTCGTCACCAATGGTATATTGGTCTTTCATACAAAAAATAACTCCAAATTTACTGTCTTTTCAATAGACCACCCAATAGAATCAAGAACAGTCTTTAGTGGTTCTAAGAACGCCTTTTCAAATTGTAAGTCATAGTCTATGTATTTGTCAATTCCAAGTTCATGAGGAAAATCCTGAATAAAGGAAATTACATTCTCATGGATTGTATTTGGTTTTTTCAGATACAAAAACTTAATCTTTTCACCATTATTAATTAAGGAATACTTATGATCAAGTTTATTCTTCTTGATATAATAGTTAAAGAGAAGAGATCCTCTTACATGAATCGGTGTTCCTTTAGAGTAAATTGCTGAGTGTGATTTATACTTCTGAACATCAGAAACTGATCGTGGAAAAGCAATCTGTTCTGGACTCATCCTTTTAAATTCTTCCCTAGACCTATCAATAAATTTAATTACATCATCTTCAGTCCCCGTCATCATAAGTTTAAGTCCATCCTTAATCATCTTACGGCATGGTGCTGGTGTAGATGACTTGACAGCCTCAATGCCCATAATCTTAAGTTTGGGTTCTTCATAACGAACACCCTCACTATCCCAGACGTTGAGAATATAACGTTTCTTGGCAGTCCAAATGCCACGATCTGCAATATTCTCACGTTTCATTTGCATCTTCTGGTCATATGCCGAGACATAGTTCGCAAGGTTCTGGTAACAGGAATCGATGTACGGTTCCAGTTTTTCTTGGCAGATCTTGTCAAGTATGGAAACAATTGCTGTTTTATTGCCAGACTTATTAGCAAAAAATTTACTAACAAGAGGTCCCATATTAAGATAGATTGAGTCAGTGTCAGATGCGATAACATAATCCTCATCTTTGGTTGACAAGAGATTATTTAGGTATTGGTTCATCTTGTTCTCAATCCATCGGATACTTACTTGTCCCGACAGAGTGATTGCCTCTGCGTTTGCGAGCTTGTAATATCGGAAATACTGATTGCCGATAGCACCATAAGCACTATTAAGAGAGATCTTCTTAGCCATTTGAATGTTGTTGCACCTGGCAATCTCTTTTTCAAGTGCTTTAGTTGGAGTCTTTTCATATTCCTGCTTTGCCTTGAGCATCTTTTTCTTAAAGATCACACGGTCTCCATACATCTTCTCCATGAGTTCTGGCAAGAACCCACGAACATCTTTACGGTACATCGCACCGTTTGCACAGACCGCGTTATCTTTATATAGTTCAAATGTTATCTCTTCATTAAGAATTCGATCAACGTTAACCGTTGGATGTTTTTCGTCGAGTAACGTCTCGGGAGAGATGTTGTACTGCATAATGAGATGAGGATAAAGAGAGTTGAGGTCAAAAGACACAACCCAATCATACTTTCCAGGAATCGGTTCTTTAACATAAGCACCAGCATACTTTTCACTTTTACTACCACCAACCTTTGGAGGAATAACAATATTCCTTCTCTTTAGGTAGTTATAAATGATAGCATCCCAAGTGCGTACTTGGTAAAACACATCATTATAATTTACCTTGGCTTCGTATGCCATAGTGATTGCAAGTTCGATAAGTTTCATCTTGCTTTCCAGTCGGTCAACAAGTTCAACGTCAATGATATTATATTCGACAAACTTTTGCCAGTTTCCAGTATAGAAATCTTTGAAGGTATCAAACTCGGAGTGATCAAGTTTCTTCTGCCCAAGTTCTACATTGGCAATATGATCTAGACGATAAGATTCCTGTGCTTTATAAGTGAACTTCTTATAAAGATCAAGGTAATCTAGTTGAGAAATACCACCAACATCATAAGAGATCTGATCACGTCCCATAATCTTTAACTCATTGCGAGTTACAAGACCCCAAGGTGAAAAACGTTTCATCTGTTTCTCACCCAGAACACGATCCAGTCGTCCACAGATATATGGAATATCATACAACTGAACATTCCATCCAGTGATAACTTCGGGAGGATTTGCCTCCCACCAGTCCAAGAAAGTCTGCAGAACTCCACGTTCTGTACTGCAGTGAAAATACTTGACGTTATCCTGATTGACTTCAAAAGGTTTTACACCCCAAGTCATAATTTGCTTTGTAGAATAGTCCTGAACCGTAATACACAAAATTTCTTCCGAGCATGAAATTGGATCTGGGAATCCATACTCAGAAGAAACTTCAATATCCAAAGTGAGAAGTTTGATCTTACTGATATCAAACTTCAGTTCTTCTTCTGGATACTTATCGGAAATATATTGACAGATATATCGGTCATTACCATAGATAGTAAAACCATGAACATCTTCATACTTTTTATAAAAATCTCTACAATCACGAACACCACCAGGTTTGATAGGTTCTACGCAATCTCCTTCCAAAGTTTTATATTTCGTCTTTCCCTTTGAAGGTACGAATAGAGTTGGTGAAAACTCTTCTTTATACATCACGGACTTACCATCCTCATAACCACGGAACAGAAACTTGTTCCCGATCATTTGGACATTGGTGTAGAAATTCATTTCAATAGATCTTGATACTTTTCCAATAGGGTAGGTTTTGGTTCTACCAATGTCAGAATTTTATCTGACGACATCATAAATTGATTATCAGTTGTGATTTCAATCAACCAAGGAGATAGTGTGCCATCAGAGTTGACTACAAACGGTTCTGTCAGTTTGCAATCAGGTTCTCCAATATCAGCACCAGTCTCCTCAATTTGACTAATCAACAGAGTTTGGTCCATCAAAACCAAAATCTTGATCACTAATTTCTCCATAATTTTCATCATCCTTAGATAGAATTTGTTCTAGATATGCATTTTTAAGTTTATCAATTGGATCTACAAAGGTCACGATCCAATCCATTGCGACTGGATAGATAGGTCCTTTTCCAAGTGGCACCCAAGGTTGTAGTGAAATATCAAAAGTTACTTGTGGTCGGTTTTCAGGAATGTCAAGATCCTTTATACGGACAACACAAGGTTTTTTGAAGAAGTATCCAACTACCTTAGTATTTTCACCTTCACCATGATGCATTTCCTTTACATCGGCAATGACCTCTTCACCAGATTTTAGTACAGCAAGTTTTACAGTCATAATTTTAAGTTGCTCCAAATCATTTTAGCAATAAAAAAGAGAGGTGTCAACTGGTTTGTGCCAGTTACCTCTCCGTCTGCGACGACGATACGTTTTTATTTATTCACCTTTTCATCTCCCGATTGTGTCATCATTGCTGCCCCAACAAACGAAGCAGCTAGAATAAAAATCGTTACTAATAATGCCATAAGTAGAAATGCTTACTAGATGTATATTTAGACACTAATAAGCATTTCGTCAACTTATGATTAGGGTTTACAGATAATCCTTTCTCTTATGTGCATCTGGAACAATTTTTCCAAGTTCAACACTCAGAAGCCCATCTTCAAAAACAACTGATCTAACTTCCGTGTCCTCACTGAGTGTCCAGGAACGTGTAAAACTCCGTTGAGCCACACCTTTGTGGACATAGTTAGTTTCCGTCTCTTTATCCTCCTTCTGACCTTCAATAAAGAGTTTACCATCTTGTGTGTAGACATATACTTCCTTAGTTTTAAATCCTGCCAGTGCAATCTCTAGTCGAGATGTAACATTATTTACCGAAACAAGATTATATGGTGGATAATTTGATGTAGTTTCATGTAGAGTAAAGATCCTATCAAAGTAATCTTCCATTCCAATACTATTCTTATTAATGCGTTCCAACAGTTGATTAATGTTGGCGGCATTGTACTTCATTAAATCATTCATCTGTACTTCTCCTTAATAAGCGAGATTTGATTGTGTGGACCCCGAAGGCATCCATACTTATTTATATCATAGTATAAAAAAAGAGGCAACGGGTAAACCGCACCTCAACGTAGGGAATTCAACATCTCATGATTAATAATTCCATCATAATCATTTCCTATAGAAAAATTAAATGAGACTATCGTTTTTCTTTTTGTTAAATTTGTAGTACCTCTATGAGCAACGTGTGATGGAAAGAAAATTATATCACCCTCTTCAACATCAACTAACTGCTTAATATGGTCGTATGGAGAAACTATTTCTGTTTTAGAACTTCCTTTTGGAAACTCTAAGTAATATACACCAGTATATTGTTCACCGTGAGTATGCCAATCATGCATGTCATACTTGCGGTACTGTTGGAACCACATCTCAGCAAGTTCTATTGAAAGATATGGTGTTATTGAAAGAAACTCATCAACTACTCTACTAAAGTGTGGTGTAAATAGTTGAATCCATTTTCTAGACATGTTTTCCGCATTACGCCAATCAAATCTAGAAAGACTTTCAAATCTAGTTTCTGACTTTTCTAAAGTATCACATTCTGCTTTATCAATTTCAAAGAGAAGTTTATCTCTAATGAGATCATGATCATTTACTCTCCCCTTGAAAATAAAGTCTTTGAGGAGAATTTTTTTCATACTTCTTCTTTTTTCTTCTTAGATCCAATATTATATTTTTGCTCTAGTGACCATTCACCCTTCTCTTTATAAGCAATAACTTTAATTTGATTAAGTGGAGCAATATCCATAATCTTTTCTTCTTCTAGTAGTTCAACTAGTCCCCAGTCAACAAGAAGTTTAATGATTCTATTTCTACGTTGAATATCATTTACAGTAATGTTTGCATATTTACCATCGAGAGCAAACAACTCTTTGAAGTGGACAATATAATACTTGCCTTGCTTATGAAGAATATGACAAGATTGATATAACTTTTTTTCTTTACGAGAAGCAACACCAATTCGAGTCAATGTTTCACGAACCTTCAGGAAGTCATCTGGTTCACGAAGACTGATCTCTACCATCATAGAAGGAGACCAAGTAACCTGAGGTTCAACAATTTTAGTCATTTTTTTCCACCTTTTTCAATCTTAGATTTGATAAAATTAATTTGTTCTTTGGAAAGAATTCTTAAAGCTTCTTTTGATTTCTCATTGGAATAACCATAATATTGTTTAATGGCATCCAGATCATCAATCTTCTCTTTACGAATCCATGGAGAGAATCTTTTCTTTTTCCTCAGACTATTTAGCAAAAATGAATATTGCATATCTTTATCTAAGAAATGATACTTATTCATTTCATTAGCAAACATAATCGCATCAAGGTGCCCAGATAGACACTTGTTTATGATGAAGGGTGGGTATTGTTTAACGGAGTCGGGGTTTTCTTTAATAAGGTTTTCCTTATTAAAGTTTATCGAGTTCATCCAATCTTTCAGTTCCATTGTTCCTCTAGTGGTGTAGGTGGAGTAAGAGAGTAGTTTGTAACAAGCAACTCAGTCTTTACATTATCTTGAGTATTCTTGTCCCCACGATGAACCATAGAGTAACGTAGTTTCCAATACTCAAGATGATAATCTTTATACAACTCAAGCAGACGATCATTCACATTGTAAGTAATCATAAAGTCGTGAGGACACTTGTATACGTTCTCAGCAAATACCTCATGATCAAATGATCTGTGCATCTCACGATTCTTTCCATACAGAAAGTCTTTGATGTCATAAGGAGGATCAAGGAATACAAAAGTATTGTCAGGACCGTCAGCATTCATTACTTCAGAATAATCAATATTAGTAATCTTCCAATTCTTAATTAGTTTAGAGAACTGTGCAAGTTTATCTGCACCAACTAGAGAGAAGTTGGAATTGGCAGCAGTTCGAGAGAAAGAACTATTCTCAGTCAATCCAGAGTAACTGCACTTATTCATAATAAAGAAAGCAACTGCCTTCTGGAAATTATCGTAAGTATCAATATCTGTAGCATACCGATTGAACAGTTCCTTAGCAAAATTGTCCTTCTCCTCTTGAGTGCCACTCTCAAGCATCTTCTCTTTCTGCTCTCTGACACTCTCAGAGAGGTCTTGACCATGATCCCGCAATTGCACCCAGAAATTGTATAGGGGCACATATAAATCATTCACCCAGACAGGAATGTCTGGATTCTCTTTGGTCACATCAATAGCAATAGACCCACCACCAATGAATGGTTCACGATATTCGGTGATGACTTTTGGATACCATTGTGAAAGAGTCTTGATTGCTTTGGACTTGCCTCCAGGATATCTTAAAGGTGTCTTCAATGCTTTCATAATAAAATAAAAAAATCAGAGGATGAGTTTCTTGTCGTCAGGAGTAATCAGTTTGCTCCCGAAGATCTCAGTATACTTCTTCTTCACAGAAGAGTCAACATCTACCAAGTATACAATATGCTTTTTTGACAATGTGATTTTGGGATTGTCTTTACTAATCACAGTTGCCCAAGGTGCAAATCCAACACCATTTGCATTAGGAAGGACTACAAGACCATTCTGCACTTCAATAGTAGAAGCATTCTCATCTAAAAGTTCTGCAACTACTTCCTCACCAGTTACAATACGAATCAGTTTTACATCAATCATTTTCAATAAAATCCATTAGGTTGTTCAGTTTTGTGGAGAAGAACTCCATCTACTTTTAGAAGTAGTTCTCGCATATCATTATGCAGAACACGATATCCAGTGCCAACATATAGTTGACCTAAGACAACTGCTATAGTAGCAGTTCCCCAGAATACATAATAGAATCTGGATTTTACTTGTGCTTTTAGTTTTGTATTTTTCATTTGAATTTACATTCCACCATAATTTCAGTTAGTGCTGCAAGAATATTAATCTCCTGATCAGCAACAAAAGCAATCTGATACTGATACTTAGCAATGACTAGAACTGCTGCTGCAAGAGAAGGTCCATCTACGGCATTTGCAAGACCATCATAAACCCTACGAAGGATTAGATTGGGATCATTATCTAGATTAGATGTGACCCATTTTCGGACATAACCAAAGTCCTTTACTTTCAGATTCTTGATTAGATCTTCAACACTCACATCAGAAAACTGAGCAAGGATGGCACTATCAATGCTACCCGATACTGAGTATCGTTGACACTCATTTAGAACACGTCTCCAATCTGGGAAGTGTTTGTTAATAAGTTCTACCAGGACCTTGTTATCATATTCAACACCTTCTGCAACCAAGATTTGTTGGAGACGTTTGAAGAAGTTTGCTGCGATTCCCTGCCTCTCTTTACCCTTAATTCCAAACTCGACGACGGCACATCGGGAGTGGAGAGGTTCAATGATTTTGTTTTTGAAGTTGCAGGTAAAGATGAATCTGCAGTTGTTATAAAATGTCTCAATATTTGCCCGTAAGAGGAGCTGTACATCATGGGTTGTGTTGTCAGCTTCGTCAATAATGATGACTTTGTGCTTTGCTTCAGTTGCAGAAAGTGAGACGGTCGAAGCAAAGTTCTTTGCTTGGTTCCGTACTGTGTCCAGAAATCGTCCTTCATCGGATCCATTGATAACGTAATAATCAACACCTAATTGTTCACAGAGTGCCTTTGCCACTGTAGTTTTACCACAACCTGCAGGTCCAGAAAGTAGTAGATTTGGTATCTCTTTCTTATTTAGAAAGTCTTTGAACATAGTTTTAGTATGTTCAGGTAGGATACAATCATCGATCGTCTTTGGTCTATACTTCTCAACCCAAAGAAAGTCAGTCTTGTTCATAATTTAATCCAGGTCCTGTCCTCAAATTTTAATTCCATATCACCAATAATCTCTGTTGGAAAACTAACAGATAATCTTTCAGTAATAGATGTTGCCCGATGCGGGAAAAATGCTGGGATGAATATTGCATCACCAGGTTCAAGATCACAATCAATAAAAGGATCTTCAGTCAAGGTCAGATTGCCATTGTCTCCACTAGGATCACACAACCCATCATACCACACTTTGAAGTTTGTGACACCCTCACATTGAACAATAATATTGTTGTTATAATCGAAGTGGGTTCCAAATGGATGAACTGCCTCTAGGTTCTTACATGCGTAGATATGGGCATCTACTGGTTTCTGATATTTTTTTTCAAAAACCTTACATAGACGATTTATTTTTTCTGTAGATTTTGACATGTCAAGAAAATAACATACCCCATTGTGTATCGCATCACCTACAATACTTGGTGGGAAACAATCATTATCAAGACACCAGGCAGTATCATCCCATTTACATTTATCCTTTCCATCAAAATGAACTCGTTCGTATGTAAGTAATGGACGAACATTTATAAGATGTTCGAGTTCTTTCCACGACAATAAGTTTGCATATAAATTTTTGATTACCTTAGAAGTCATGAATAAAATGTGTTTGTTCTTTCATCTCATCAGGTAGTTCTTCGGACCACACGAACTCAGAACTTGTTTCGTCAAGAATTGGTTCAAACATTTCATCAACATCAACCAAGTAAAGAAGAGTTGGTGTATGAGTTGCTCTTGCTTCAAGGACATCTGGAAAGATGTAATTAGAGAATCCTACAAGTTTGAAATCCGAATAGTATCTTCCAATCTCTCTAGTATGAACTCTCTCAGCAAGTTCTTGAACGGTTTCTTTAAACCTAAGTCTTCCTCCTATAACCCAGAACACACCCTTTACAGGTTCTTGTGTTCTTTTGATTAGAAGAAATTTATCCTTACATCTAAACACAAAATCCACACAAAAAATTGGCATGGATTTCATTATCTTTTGATACTCTTTTTCTTCAATAAACATTACAAGTCGTCATCAATAAATTTGGTCAAAGTAAAACTTCCATCTCCATTGTCAATCCATTCTAACATATCTCCTTCTTTCCATCCAGTTTCCTGGAGTATTTCTTCTGTGAAGGTTAAAATTCCATCATCACTAACTTTCAAAGTAGTTTTCATATCCATTCAGGTTTACGATGAGGTAGTTTTAGGTAGTTATCTTTTACCCATGGTTTGGATGCAATATACATCTTATAGGCAGTGAAGATATCAATACTTGTGTCGTACTTGAACTCATCAGGTCCTGCAAACACAAAAGGTGTTGTATCTTTCCCACTACGACCTTGTGGGTCTGCAGTAGGAAGAATCTCCTTTGCTGCATTCAGAGTCTGGAAGCAGGTATGAACCTTGCCATAACGAGCAGCATACTCTGCACAGAGAGCAAACCCATGAGAGAGCAACCACTGCCAGTTCATCACATAATCATTTGCCCAGATAGTACAAGGGTGATTACGAAAAGCACCCTTCTCAGTGGCATAGGGTGTACCGTCTGCCTTGGGAAGAGTGCCGAATCCATGACCCCATTTATCCGAACAAACAATGGCAAGCATCTGACAGGTCTCTAGAGGCATCTTGACGATGTGTTTGTCGGGGAGAACTTGTGCAGACTTCCAAGGATCGGGATCAGTAACGAAAATGTTCATAGTATTTTTGACATCGAGATTGTCAGGAGGAATGCTATCATTATAACCACGTCCCAAGACTTTGTTCTAATAAAGTAAGGAACCGAAATAAGGTCAGCAATTAAATTGATATACACACCCACCATAACATCAACATGAGTTATAGTAAAATATGCAACAATAACTCCAATACTTCCGATTATTCTTAAAGTAACATCAGGAGTTATCTGTAGTTTGAGTTCAGAAGTTTTCTGCATTTATGATCTCTTGGTGAACACCCACTATGAATATATCGACCATCAAAGACAACTAAACGATTTGGTTTTGGAGTGATAGCCTCCTTTATAGTAAAACTATCGATATTATCTCCATTGACTTGAGATCCAGGATCCCTCTCATTAAAAATGAGAGTATTGCCATCGGTTTCATTTAAATAAAGAATTGATGAGTAGTGAAATTTTCCAGGAAAATCAACATGAGGTCCATGAATAGCACCATCTACGTTTTGTGTACACAGATCTGCTCTAACTCTCATAACTTCTTTCGCACCAAGATAAGATTTTACTTTTAGAGCAAAAGGATATATTAAATCTCCTGCTCTAGATCTTGCTTTATCGTCTGTCACGAGGAGATTAGAAAAACCTTGAGTATCTTTTACTTCTCCATTTATACTGAATTTTTTACTACTTGAATAAGTAGAATCATCACTATAATACCAATGAAAAGTATCATCATTCATGACATCATTTACGATGAAATCAAAATAAGACTTATCAAGAAAATCATCAATTACTTCAACAAATTTAGTCCTCATAAGACGAATCTGGTTCTAGGGCAATCCAATAGGTCAGGTTTTTATCAGAGTTGACAAACTTAGAAAGAAGTTTCTTAGAGATAGAAACTTGATAACTACCAGGAAGAATCTTGATGTTTTCTACCTTGAAGTTGAAACTAAAAATATTCTCAGTCTCACCAACAATGATTGAGAAATCATTAGAAGTATCATTCTTACGATCAGATACAACTAACTTGACAACACCATTCTCACCAACAACAGATAGATCTGGAAGTTGATATACAGCAGATGCCTTAAGAAGTTTGTCCAGTTGCTGAGTATTGAGATCAAAAGAGATTTCTTCAGAAGTCAGAATAATATCTTTCTCAGGAGGACTGATAATCACATTGGGATCAGCAAAGAAGTACTTAGAACGCATCTTACCTTCACGGATAACCATGTAAGAATCATTCTCAATGTCAAGTTCAGGACTCTGGTGCAGACTCAGACCATTAAGAAACTGGTTAAGATCATAAATGCCAAAGTCTTTGGGAAAGTCTTCATTTACTTCAACCTCAGCAAGAATATTCTTCATCACACTGATAGTACGGAGTTTCTTTCCTTCTTTGAAGAGAAGAGACTGGTTAATATTAGAAAAGTTTTTGAGAATATTAACAGTTGAATCAGAAAGTTTCATAATCACCTTTGGGTTGCTTGTGTAGACCAGAGAAATGGTAGAGAAGGACGCAATAATGAATTGCTTTTAGAATGTCTTGTTTAGACTTTCCACCCTTCTTACCAAAACGAGAAAGATATTTGATTGCATTAGAACGGCAGAATGGTTCTGCATCACCAATACTTTCAATCAGATCCAGAGTTTGGGTCTTAGAATCCTTAGAAGTATAGTGTGCTCTGTATGTTCCTGAGAGGTATTCACGAACCTCCATCATAGTCAGGTCTTCTTCATACTTCCAGAAACCATTTCTAGCAGTAGACTCAAGATTTAAGTCAATTGAACCAAGTGCTTCCATATCACTGTGTCCCCAAGGAGGCATATTATCCTCCGTATTAAATGAAATTGTATCGTCACTCATAGATGAAATCGGCGCATTGATATTGAGAGTATTCCCAAAGTCGAGATAATCTTCTTCAAGAATTGGTCGGTCGTCTGCTAGAGGACGACCATCATGGTTAAAGTAGTCCATTTGTTCTTCACTAGATCCATACATTTTGTCGTAAAGCAAACTCCAAGAATTAGTCATAATAAACCTCTGTTATTATATCAGAAATTGGGTTCAGAGTCAAGTTCATCATCAGATGTCATTTCAAAGTCGGCATCAATCTTATCATAAAGTTCAATAAATGACTGCTTGGTCTCATCATCAAATCGTGCAGTACATACATCAATTGCCTTTTCTTTATTATCAAAGATACTATAAGCACGAATGATATGCACTAAACGACGGGTGCTGATCACCTCATCAATACCACCATCATAGAAGGTCTTGCGGATAATGTCAGCCCAATCGACTAAACGAGACAAGAAGTTATCATCATCAACATTAAGAGTATGGGCAACCTTAGAAAGAATCTTTGCTTCACTTGTAGGAGAAGGATATGCCTGCTCAAAGGTTACAGGGAATCGTTCTAGGAAGGCTTCGTTGAGGACATTTGTGCCGATAAAACGACCGTCATCAGAACCCTTACCTTTAGTATTAGCAGTAGCAACTACTTGAAATCCTTCAGCAGGTTTAATAACCTTTCCAATCTTCTTAAGGAAGACACCCTTACCTTCTAGAATGGATTGAAGACACAAAATTTTATTAGATGCCAGGTCGATTTCGTCAAGGAGAAGTACAGCACCTCGTTCAAGTGCTTCAATGACTGGGCCATTGTGCCAGACGGTGTTTCCATCAATAAGTCGAAAACCACCAATAAGATCATCCTCATCAGTCTCGATAGTAATGTTTACTCGGATTAGTTCTCTACCAAGTTGAGCACATGCCTGCTCAACCGAGAACGTTTTACCGTTTCCAGAAAGTCCTGTGATGAACGTTGGATAAAACAGACGGGACTTAATAATTTTTTTAACATCACTGAAATTGCCAAACTGGACGAAGGTATCATCTTTTTCAGGAATAAGGTTTTGTTCTACAGCAGGCATCGCAGGAGGTGCCTGATAAGTGCGTTCAATTTCTTCCACCTTTTGTTGAGTTGCTTCAAGATTCCACTTTCCACGACCAATCTTATGATCGGATAGTTTATTGGTAACAGTCTGATAGTTAGCATCATTCATTGCACACCAAGCACGAATATCAGAAGAAGTGACATTGTTACCGTAAAGTGCTTGAAGTGAAGTGACAACGTATTCTGGAGACATGGACATGCGTTTCGTTTGAACTGAAGTTATTATAGTATAGAACTCTGGTCAGTTTCGTCATCAGAGGACAGTTTAGAAAGTGGTATTCCTTTATGTTTTAACATGCAAGCACTCCGTGCCCATGCCCTAGAAAGACTAGTGACATCAGCACAGAGTGTGTCAAATTTACCACAATAAGGACAAGATCTCTTAGTCATGCAATCAATGAAACAAACTCATTCAAAACTTTTTTATTGGACTTCTTAGTTTTCAAAGACTTGACAAAAGCAGATTTGATCTTTGCCTTTGTTGCACCATCATCTACTTCAAAGTCTGTTTGGTTGGATAAATCAGAACTAGCAAGTCCAATATAAGTATCATAACCAGAATTTTTAATCATGACGCAACGTTCTTTCTTCCATTTAATTTTCATAGATTCAATTTCTTCCCAAGAACTTCCATGAAGACGAATGAAAGATCCAGAATCACCTTTTGAAAGGACACGAATACCTACAAAATTCGTATTTGGAAAACTATCCTTAAGATTAGTTAACATTAAATTAGTAAATGAAACGTATGCTGATTCGTGATAATTAGTGACTTTGTAAGTTGTACCAATCTTACGATCACGAATATAGCAATTGGCATTGAGACGTGCAGTTCCAATTCGTTTTTCTTGATTTGGATACTCAACAGCAACATGACGATTTAATGGTCCTGCCTCACCATCAGTAAGAACAATGCACTGAACTTTTTCAAGAGAGTATTGTTTCTTAAAGGTGGGAATAATATTATGAAGAGAAATGAGTGCTTCATTTAAAGGAGTACCAGATAGACCCACACGAATAGGAACTGGATAACCAACATATTTAGTTTGTGCAAATGCAATTCGGAACATAGTATGCATTTGCTTATCAAGAATACGATTACTTACGTTACTAGTAAGAATATTCATCATCGAGAATACATCAGAAACTTGAAGTAATCCATCCTCCTTTTCATAATGAGGTTCTGGGTAAATTAGTTTTCCCATACTATCATAATTTCCACATCTAAAATCATTAGTAAATGCATAAACATCAAACGGAATTGATACCTTACGGCAGAACCAAATTAGATTAAACAGTTGCTTCATAGTATCAAGCATCACGGTTCCCATAGAACCAGACCAGTCAAGAACAAATAGAAGACCATGATTCTTGCCATCAGGAAGAACAGTTACTTTCCTGAAAAGATCTTCATTATACTTGTAAGTGTGTAACTTAGCAGTATCAAGAACACCAGTCTTAGATACAGAAGCACGAGAATATGCAGCAGCAGACTTGCGGCATTCAAATTCTTTGACGAGATAGTTTACTTCTTTCTGTGCTGATTTTTTAAAGTCTGTGTATGAAATGTCTGCCCAATCAAAATGACGTAGGTCTCCACCATCATTTTCATAATTAGACCAAAATGTATTGATGTGATCATGAATGTCAGAATTAGATGAAATTACTGTTTTTAAATCTAAATCTGGAATATTTAAATAAGTTAGTTCACTATATGGATTATCTGCTCCACGATCATCAATGAGATCACTAATAGAATCTTCAAGATTCTCGGCAGTTTTTACCTCAAGACTAGAAGATCCACCACCAGAAGATGGTGATTCAATCTCTGGCATTGAATCTTCACCAGATTCACCTTCAGAAGACTCAGTTGATTCTGTGTCTAGTTCACCATCACTAGACTCAGAAGTATTTTGATTTTCAGAAGAACTCGAAGATCCTTGAGTAGGAGCAAGTGAAACCTCACTCAGGTTTTCCTCTTGATTTTTCTTACAAAAGTTGTATAGTTCTTCGGCAACAATCAGAACATCAGCAAAGGTTTCACAATCAGCAATCATATTGATAATTTCCATCTCCTTTCCTCTCTGAATAGGAATGTTGACAAAATTACCAATTTTAAACCAAAGGTTTGCACGATCTGCAAGATTCATTGAAGGAATATTTTCGTTCTCTAGTGCAAAGAAATCTTCCTCAGAAAGTTCCTCGTAACCACGATAAAATGTTTTAGCAAGTCCAGCATACTTGCGTTTCATAAGTTTCTCAATTCGGGCATCTTCCACAACATTGACAAACTGTTTAGGAGTATCCCAATCCCATTCATCGGGAGTAAAGAGGGCATGTCCAACTTCGTGGGCAACCAACATATCAAAAACACACTCAGATGCTTTCTTCCACATAGGAAGTGTCAGAACCCGAGTGTGTACATTGAACATTGCAGTCTCAACATGACGATGCTCAACAATCAAATCTTCCGTAGCAAGAAGTTTGGCAAGTTGACTCTTCACTTCAAAGTTGATGGACATGCCTGTTTGTCTTAGATGTACCTATTATAAAGGCAATACAGCCTTCGACTTCGATTTCTGTACCAGTTTATGAACCGTCACAGGATCGTTCTTGTGTCTAAGTCTATGACAATTAGAACAGATCAAGACACATTTATCAATTTCTGCTTGGACAATATCCATAGAGTACCCGTCTCGGAGTAACATACGGATTTCATCTTTTTTCAATTCTGGTTGCTCATGATGAAAATCCATACAAATTGGATCATATGTATTTCCACAATCTTGACAAGGTTTTCCAGTTTTATAATTGGTCAACCATTGCATTCTCGCAAGGACTTTAGATTTTCTTGTTCTTTTTGGCATTTTATAGTTCGTATTATTTTAGATTTGGATATAGAAATTGATAATACCAAGAGTAATCTCTCAATATTTTATGTTGAGATTTCCGTTTTATCAACGGAAACTCGTATGTTTCTTTTTTAGAAACTACCTTAGGACGTATCGTATGATCACCCCAAGGTGCATATATTGAATCGTTGAAATGCCCTTGCTCCACATTATCCAAATCATTACTATGATGATCTGCATCAATGAACATATAAATTTCAGATAATGTTTTTTGAGGATGTTCAATAAAATCCTCATATTTAACAAACTTAAAATTCTTCAAATATTTTCTTTCACAATCTAAGATTTCTTTCAGTGCAAATAGTGGAGTATAAATCATATCCATCTGCATATAAGACTCTATTCTCTTATCCATCAAATCAACTTGATGGTAATCTTCTCTAGAATCAAAAGGATAAAGTTCTGGTGTAGATGGTCCCATAATTCTATTTTCAGTTTCCATCTTCTCCATGGAAGAAATTACACCACGGAGATCCCTAACAACAAATATTACTTTGGCGGAGGGAACAAGATTAAAAAGTAAATCAAAATCTACTGCCCAACTTCTATCTTTATCAACGTAGATATTAGTATAGCATAAATTCTCTAACCAAGAAGATATACCTGCTCTCATAAAAGATTTATATAAAATCTTCATATCTTTCATGGTATGCTGAGTCTCAGTATAAACTTTCTCAGAATGTTGGGATATATTTGTTAAAATATCTGAGAGACAAGAGTCCATCTCAACAGTAATGTCTGGGTGCTGCTGCAAAAGATTTCCCAATAGTGTAGTTCCACTTCTAGGCAATCCTGCTAGAGTTACAAATTTCATGATTCAACTATCTGTGAAAAATTCTTTCTCTTCTCAAATTTGATAACACGATCAAACTTATCATGAAGAGATTCTTTGTGAGAAATAACAAAGATGTTGGCATCTTTAATAACAAATCGAATAATTTTAAGAAACTCATCCGTTCCAAATCCATCAAGAGATGAATCAAAGATTTCATCCATAATCAAAAGATTAGTGCTAGTAGAGTTTTTAATCTTAGCAACTTCTCTCCAAGTGAATAATAGTGCCAAGTCAATACGTTGCTTCTCACCTTCAGAGAATGAAGAATAAGAAAAATCTTCATGAATTGGTGATTCTATCGTTTCATTAAATTCTTCATCAAGTTTGAAGTTAATATAAAACTCCATCATCTGAAGATACTTAGACACTTGCTGATTTATGAGTGGAAGATACTTTTCAATGATTTTAGACTTGACTCCACTATCTTTCAGAAGTTCATGAAGAAAATCATGTCTAATAATTTTATCTCTATTCTCACTGAGATCATCAAATACGGTTTCAAGATTATCTTTATATGAGTTTAACTTTTCTTTTTCTTCAGTCTTATTTGCTGACTGATCATTTAAAGTGTTAATCTCAAAATTTAGACTAGTTACTTGACTTTGTAGTGACGAGATCTTTGCACTATTGGAACTAATTTTACTTTGGGACTCCATAATAGATTTTGAAATGTTGTCAAAAATTGTCTCCCGAAATTCTTCAGACTTGATAGTTTCAATAAGTTGATCATATCCATTCTCCAATTCATTTAGTTTATTATCAGTATTTTTAAGTCTTTTAACACGAAAAGACTCTTCTATAGTTTGCTCACACGTAGGACATGTAAGATTATCCGAAAAGAAATTTTGCTCACGTTTAATGGTATCCATTTTCTGTGAGATTTTACCCTTCAGGTTTCCAAGTTTACGAACTTTACTTTTCGCATCTTGAACACTTTCAAGTTCTTTCGTATAACGAAACACGTCTTCTTCAAATATAGAATTGTCTCTATTAAGAATCCCAATATCATTATTAAGTTGAGAAATTTTATTGTTATACTTATTAATTACATCCTTACCACGATTATCAAGTTCATTAATAAAGTTTTCTTGCATTCTAACTTTATCAGTAAAAGATTCTTTCTTTAGATTTAATACTTTAACATCTTCCCTATATCTCCTAAGTTGATCTTTAATGATATTATTCATTGTAGAAAAAACTTTTATATCAAGAATATCCTCAATAACTTCACGTCTACCTGCAGCAGGTAATTGCATAAATGGTGTAAAGTTACTACTTCCAAGTATTACGATCTGAGTGAATGATTTATAATTCATCTTGAGAATGCTTTGCTCAAGATACTTCTGCTGATCATTAACAGATGCTGCTTGATCTAGAGGTGTTCCATCTCTATAAATCTCAAAGATATTTGGTTTAATTCCACGAACAATTCTCCAGTCTACAGATCCAATTGTAAAATCAATATTTACAACACAATCTTTCTCGTTCGTAGAGTTAATAAGTTGAGGTTTATTAATTTTGCGAAATGACTTTCCAAACAAGACAAAAGTCAGTGCATCAAGAATAGTTGACTTACCTGCACCATTAGTACCAATAATTATACTGTTTTTACATTCATCAAGTTGGACTTCTGTGTATTGGTTGCCCGTTGAAAGAAAATTTTTCCAACCAATCTTCTTAAAATAAATCATGTTCTTCAGGTGGAACTACTAACTCATCACTACCAATAATAGCATACATGTAACCATGTTGACTACATGTTTCAAATAATAAATCTTCTTCGACTTCAACAGATCTCATTTTTGGAGCACCACTTTCTTCTAGCATCATAATAAAACGTTCCACATCATCGTCATTTTCCCAGATGTATAGAACATTTTCACCATTATCATCTGCTACAGAATATGCACCTCTATCTTCTTCTCCATCAATTACTACGATATACATACTAGATCATTTCGCAAGCTTCCTGATACACCTCTTTGATAATTTTAGATAATTCTGATTTATCTAAGTCAATCTCAGATTCCTGTATATACTTATTTAACAAACTTAAAGTATCCTCAGATTCTATTTCTTCTATCTGATCCTTAGAGTACCATCCATTAAAATCTTGACTTTCTACAATCTTCAAGTCCGCAACATTGGAGATGTAAAACTTATCAATAAACTTCTCAAAGTTTTTATTATTAGTTTTCTTTCTAACAATAACTTTTACAATCATATCCCGATACTTTGAAAAGTCAAAGGTCTTATAATCGGTATCCTCATAGTAAACGTGATGGAAAATACTATATGGATTATTGACAAAAGTATGCTCTAAGGTTTCAGTATCGAATATTGTAAATCCACGTACATCATTTACATCGTTCCAGTAAATTTCGTATGCGTTTCCTGTGTAATGGATGTTTCGATCATTCGATCTAGTGTGGTAGTGCCCAGAGAAGACCTTGGTGAACTTCTCAAATAACTTGCTCTCATGACCATGCTCCATGATGCACTGTTTATTAGCAGCAAATCCTCTGAGTTCAAGGTGCCCCATCGCAATCTTGCTATCTGTATTTTTAAGAAGTTTGAAAGTAGTTTCCTCATTTTCTTTATTAATCCATGGAATAAATGTTAACTTTAGACCGTCAATAATAACCTCAGAGGGTTCTGAATAAACTTCAACATTTCTATATTCACGAAGTAAGAGATCTACTGCATTTACATTATTAGTATTCTTATAAAAGGCAGTATGATTTCCTACAATAGTATGAATTTTACATCCCATACTTTCCAGAACATCATAGTAATTATCCTTTGCCCACTTAAGTGAACTAAAATTAATACCAGTTCTGTTATCAAAAGTATCACCCATATCAACAATCGTAGTGATTCCCTCCTCTTTCAGAGTCGGGAAAAATACATCATTATAAAACTTTAGAAAAAAATCATGAAAGAGTTTTGAGTTCTTTCTTGCTCCAAAGTGTTGATCTGTGATGAGGGCAATCTTCATACGTTATTTGAACCCATTCCTCTAAGTTTAGAATAGACAGCATCTTTGATGCTATTATAGTCTGCATAGTTGGAATTGTCAACAGTATTGTCATTAACAAATACCTGATCATATCCAGTCTTTTCTAAGATCTTATTCTTAATGTCCAACTGCTTTTTCTCTTTCTGAATACGTCTCAGGAATGCGTAGTGAATAATCTGAGTGAAGTATGCGAAAGGATTTGTGGATTTCTCTGGATTAAAATTATGAATATACTGAATACAGTTCTCCACTCCATCAGAGATCATATCATCCTTAAAGATGTAATTGACAAAGTTTGGTTTATATGATAAATGAGTTGCAATCTTAAGAAAGCATTCACCGAGATAATTTGTGATCCTAGGTCTTGGTTCACCTGCCTCTGCTGCTGCTTCACGTGCTTTTTTATACTCTACAATTGCATCTAGGAAATCTCTATTATTTACATAATGTTCCGATTGTTTTCTTTTTGGCATTTCATTATTACCAGTAGTTCAGTATGTACTCATTCTACCATAGCTTGACAAATGTGTAAACCATGTGTAGAATATCTCTGTTGAGGTTGATAGGAACGCTTAAGCTAACTCTTGAATAACTTCTCCAAGTACTTTCGGGTATCATCTACGGATGATAGATATCCCATTTTCCTGCTTAAATTATGTTTTTGATGATCATCTTTTGATTTTCTACAAAATGACTTATACATTTTAATTGTATGATGATCATTACATTCTACAATTGTTAAGACATCTTCCATATTGATCAGAATCATATCTGATGATGATGTTTTTAACCAAGGATCTATTTTATAACATGCTTGACCTCTAATTATAATTTCATCAATTGTAACTGGATCTAATAACATGAGAAATATTTTATCACCTTCGTCAGAAGGTGATACCTTAGAAAATATCTCCTCAGTATTTTTTAGTTTTATCGTTGCATAAAATTCTTCTTCCATTAATCTTTTAAATCGATGTTTATAATGTCATAATTAAAATTTTCTTGATTATAGATTTTAATTCTTTCGATTAAGTGATTTAGAGTATAGTTCTTTAAACTTCTAATTGTGCAGTCGTCTGCTATATCATATAGAGTTGCTTTGGTTTTATTTTTACCTTTCCTTAAAACTCTTCCGATCGATTGTAAATTACGGATTCTTGATTTAGACGGACTAGCAAAAATAACATTATGAAGATTTCTAATGTTAATTCCCGTTGAGAAAGTTCCATATGATGCTACGATAATCGCATTACTTTCATCCTCAGTTATTCGTCGAACTTCTTCTCTTTCTTCAGAGTCAACTCCACCATGGACAAAAAATACTTTTCGTCCTTCACTTACTGAACTATTTATCTTTTCAAAAAGAGGTTCACCATGTGTGGCAACCCGACTATAAAGAATCAAAGTATTACCTTCCAATCCTTTTGCAAGGTTTAATATAAATTTATTTCTCTTCTCATTACCTATTAGATATTGTATCTCATCTTCATAAGTATCAAACTTTTTTGGAGTATGCTTCAAGATAAGACATCTAATCTCTAGATCCGATACATGTCCTTTTTCCATCAACTCTGATGTACGTGTTACTCTATAACAAGGACCAAACAATCCTTCCAGAACCCACTTATGAGTTTGAGTTCCATCAAGTGTTCCTGTAAAACCATACCTATACTTAGTATGATGAAGATGAGTCATAATTGTAATAAGAGACTTACTTTTAAATAAGTGTGCCTCATCACCAATGACAACATCAAAATCTTCAAAATAATTACGTTCAAGTTTATATATAGATTGCCATGTAGTAACAGTTACTGGAAGATCCGTTTGTTTTTCACACCCTGCATATATTTTGTGACAATATGAATCAGAATCCCACCCATAATCCCGAAAGTCAGAGACTAATTGATCTACTAGACTGGTCGTTGGAACGACTACAAGAATTTTTCGATTCTTATCCACATGATATCTCACGACAGCGTAAATCATCAGACTTTTTCCTGACGCAGTGGGACTTAACAGAATCTTTCTGTTATATTTTAATGCATCATGAACTGCTTCAATCTGATAATTTCTTGGGGTTAAAGCAGTTATCGAAGCAAGATAATCCTTAACTCCTTCTAAACTAATTTCCTTATTAACCTCAAAAGGTTTTCCATAGTACTTGTTTGTTACAAACTCATACGTGTAATTGTAATTGCTACAGAATTCGACAAGTCTATGTAAAAGACCTATGTAAAGTCTCTTTGTCCTCATGTCAAATAAGTGTATCTCACCGTTCCAATTTCTCTTACGATATTGAGGCATAAACTTTGCCCCAGGAACTTCAAATTTAAAATGATCTCGTAATTCGTATTCTATATGTGGTTCGGTAGTAATTTTGATGTATACTTCATTACATTTTTCAATAGTTAGATTAGCCATATCCAGCTTGGAATTTTAAAAATTCAATTGAGTTTTTTATTTGGTATGTTCGGTTAGATAATTGTTTTAGGATACTATCAACATAATTAATCATTACATCGTAATATTCAATCTTCATGCTGACAGTAGAAAGTTTTTCGTCTGCATCAAGATACTTGTTCATAGCATCTTTATCTCTTACTTTTTTGGGAAAAGGATCCTTTACATATGCATCTGGATCTGCCTTTCCAGAATAATATTCATATCTTTCGTGCCTTACGTTTTTTCTTTGTTGCTCTGCTTTTGCTTTTAGTAATACTAGATTGTTGAAGATATCGTAGTATTTTGAATGTAGAACTGGAATCTTTAGTGATTCTTCATGAAGGTTATCAATATCGATTTGAGAATCTTTTTCCCACATCGATTTAATCATAGCAATGTCAAATGTCATACTCTAGCGTTAAATATGTCGTTAATAATGTATATACTATACTTAAAAGTTACTGTTGCTGCAAAATATTGAATGTCTGTATCTGTAGCATCAAATTCCATCTGGGAAAGTGACGTTGGGAACATATCCTTAAATACAACGTTATATTGTAAGTTTTCAGTATTAGTTAAAATTTGTAGGGTTCCATCAGAATAATGATTCTGTTGATTATATGTAAATGGTTTCCCTAGTAAATTATCTTCATTTTGTAGGTCATATATTTCACTTAAAGATTCTGGAAATCCTAGACCTCTCATCCAATTTTGAATTTCTAGATAATTTCCTAGATCTTCATCAACCAAGAATCTAATAGAAAGATCCTCAAAATCCATCATGTCACCAGGAACGGGAATCATTTTTAAATATGATCCTTGCTCGGCAACTCCTAAACTTATACCAGGAACATTTGCTGAATTTGCAAAGTATGAGAGTTTAGGTGCTCTTGCTATTGAAAATTTAAAACCAGTTGGAGCAAGAAAATTCCTGTTCGCAATCTGTCTTTTAAATGCTGATGATGATACAGACACAACGATAGAAATCCTTGGATATTCTATTTATCACTCCAATCCCATTAGGTATTCTCCAAGTGCTTTTTTTAATTGCTCAGATGTTAGTTCTGGTTCTTCTTTTAAATATTCTTCCAAAACATATACACAGTGATTTTTTATTGCCACATCACTAGACCATGAAAGTCTGTCATTTACAATGTCTCTTGGTGTCTTTAGCATGATCCTTTTTCTGCTCTATTATGTATGCATAAAAAAAGAGGACCCAGTGGGTCCTCTTGATCAACTATGTGAAACTTGGATCACATTAGGTTCTTAACAGTTACACGTCTGTAGTAACGGTTAGAGTTGGTGGTTAGGGCACCAAGACCTTGGTTAGAAGCATCACCTTCTGCGAATGGGTTAGCAACTAGACCATAACGGGTCTTGAAGCCGATCTTAGGCTGGAAGGTGTTCTCACCAACTGCACGTACCATCTGGAGAGGTACATATGGGCAGTAGAAGAGACCTGCGTCATAAGGTGAAGAACCCTTATAACCAGCAACATAGTACTGATTAGCAGCACTGTTTGCAGAATAGGGGTCGATGTATACACGGAACTTACCGAGTAGAGTACCAGCAAAGGTGTTGCCAGTATCATCGACGTTAAGGTTTGCATTAAGTGCAGGAGTGTAATCGAGTACACCAGCCATGGCTAGAGCAGAAGCAACGTCTGCGGAGCACATGATGATGTTGCCCTTTCCTCTACGAGTTCTTTGTGCGATTGCGTTAGCATCACGCTCGATTTGGAAAAGTAGACCCTTGAACTTCTCAACAGACCAACGACCGTTGGAGTCGATATCGAGGTCGAACTCACCAGCAGTTGCGGTGTTGACGGTAGCACCTTGCTCAGCAACCTTATAGATGGTTCTGATGACTTCACGGTTGATCTCAGCAAGAATCTCAGTAGAGAGAATGTTTGCGAGTTCAGCCTCAGCATTAAGACCGTGAATTGCCTTAATGTCTTGTGCTAGTTCTAGGGAGTATTCTGCCTTGAGTGCTCTGGACTTTGCAGTCACAGTAACTTTCTCAATGCTGAATGCCATCTCATTGAACTGATCAGAGACGCCGAGATTCTCAGCATCAGCAGTTGCCATGCCCTGACCAACGTTATATGCTAGTTCGTCAGCAGATGCGGTTGGGTTGAGGACGGAAGGATTGCTACCAGACTGTGCGGTAGTACCCATACCAGAAGCAACACCAGACATGCCTGCGGTGTTGTTGAATCCTGAATCTTGTCCAGAGAAAGCAGTATCTGCTTCGTTGAACAGTGCTTCGGTTCCGCTCTGGTTGGTGTAGCGGGAACGCATTGCGAAGATGAGTCCAGTAGGACCACTCATTGGTTGAACACCTGCGAGGTCATATGCGACCAAGTTAGGCATTGAACGTCTAATTAGTGAAATTAGAACGGGGTCGAAACCTGCGGTAGGACCACCAGCTGCGGATCCACCTTGGAATCCATCAGAACCAACTGCGTTGGTAGGTGCTTCTGCGAGGAATGAACCTGAGTTGTTAAAAGAGTTTTGCTCTCTTAGGAATTTTTCTTGGTTTTCTAGCAGGACTGCGGTCACTGCTCTCTTATGGGAATCTTGAATATTATCAAGACCCTGATGATCGAGAACTGGTGCCCACTTCTCCTGCAATTGCTCGGAATTGAACATTTGAGGTTTACCTATTAAGTGTTTGTTTTTGTTTGATTAATATTAAAATCAGTTTTTAGCAAATGAAGAGAGTGTCTTCAGGTATGCTGCCATAGATCCAGAAACTACTTCTGGAGCAGCATCAGAACCTTCGGATAGTGTCTCAGTTTTTGCCTTTGGAGTTGCTTTAGTGGAGAAATAAGATTCTCTGAGCATTTCCAATTTTTCACGATATTTTTCTTCACTTTCAAACTCAACACTTTCAGCAAGTGAAGCGAGCTTTTCCTTCTGTGTCTCGGCAAGACCACCAGAAACTTGATCAAGAATACCCTCAGCAACAGTCTCTGCGAGACGGGAGTTTAGGGAAACATTCTTCTCAATTTGCTCGTTGAGTTTAGTCTCCATTTCATCAAGTTTTTCTACCATGCTATCAATTACATTATACTTTTCTTCAGGGATTGATACATAATGAGTTTCAAAAAGATCCTTCATTCCAGAGAGGAAGGATTCAGTCATTTCTGCCTTAAGTGCATGTTCGATTGCGAGTTCGTTCTCGGACATCCACTCATCAGCAACATATTCTAGATAAGAGTCTGCACGTGCGGTTAGACCCTCTTGAATTTCTGCTACTTCTTCAAGTAGTTTTTCTTCGTATTGTGCTTCTAGACCTTCTTTGATTTGTGCAACCTTTGAATTGATTGCTGTTTCAAAGATGGTTTTTGCTTTTTCTTGGAATTCTTCGGAGAGTTCCTCACCTTGAAGAAGTGCATTTACATCTTCTTCCATATTATATTCTGCAACAACCTCAACTTCTTCGGTTGACTCTTCTTCAGAAACTACTTCTTCAGTAGTTTCAGATACTACTTCTTCTTCAGTTGATTCTTCTTCAGCAACCACTTCATCAGTGATTTCCTCTTCTTCCTTCATGCCAGCAGGCATTGCATCTGCTTTACCAGCAGACTTAGTAACAACATCTCTAACTTGCTTGAGTGTTGCACCTGGTTCTTTGAGTTTTGCTGAATCGTCGTCAGACTTATAATTCTCGGGAGTAGGACCACCGAGATCTTCTACAGAAGCAAGTTGAGTTCCAGGATCTGCCATTGTGGGCATTGGATCTGCTTTAGCAGCTCCAGAGTTAACAGCAGTACTGGATTGCTTTGTGCCTACTTCCATTTCCTGTAAATTGTTGTCACTAGACATTTGAGACTCTCCGTTTATCTTTTAGATTAGATTAACTATATTTATTTATAAATTATAATATTTTATGTAAGTACCACTACTTATAGTGAACTTAAAAAGTCATTGAATAGACTTAACTTATGCTCTTCCAATGCTTTTTGATCTACTAACGTATTGATTCTACGTGCAGTTTTTGCAGCAATTTGTTCACGAAGGATTCCTCCTTCCCAAACCCATTCTTTACCTTCCATAATTCCCTGAACAAAAGCATCAGGTGCAGATGGATCAGCAACAATATCAGCAGCAGTTGCTAACATAAAGTCTTCACCAACTTCAGAGTAACCTTCTTTGGTTGGACGAAGTGAACCAATACCTCTGGAAGAAACACCGAGACATACACCTTCTTTAAGAAGAGACTCAGCAATCTTACCCATTGGTGTTGATAGGATTTGTGCCTTACCAATGAAGTCATTTCCCTTTTGCTCAAGAGAAACGATTTTGTGAGAAACACGATCAAGGTTAATGGTTGGACCATCTGGATGACCAAGTTCACCTAGAGCACGACCTTTTGAAATATGCTCATCAGTATATCTCTTTACCTCACGTTCCATTACGTTAAGACGATATACTCTGCCGTTACGGTTTTGTTGTTCGGTTTGTAGAAAAGGTCCTTGAATATAAAGAGTTTTCTTACCGTTTTTTGTTTCGGTAATAACCTCTACCTTTTCGATTTCTTCTCTGATTAGTTTCATGGTTATGCAGTAAATCCGACTTTTGCACCAAGCACTGAAGCATTATCAGCATACACGCAATGTGAATACTGCTTTTCAAGTGTTTCTATGGAATTACCAGGCATTGTCATAGAACCAACAACATTTCCACTTTGGGTTTCAACAACAGTCACATTATATGCTGTAGATGAATTATTAACCAAACGTACAGCAGAAGCCTGAGAAAAACTCGTAGCAGTACCAGTTGTGGTTGGTAATGCTGACTCTGCACCCAATAATAGTGTCCTAGCCATAGTACAAAAGTGCTTTTATAAGTTATTTATACTTCTTCTTCTTCAGTCTCATCAAATACACCGTTACCAATAGATGGTTTCAAAGCATCAATTTTTTCTGCACTTTTTGCAAAGAGCATATCTTTAATCTTGTCAGTAATATTTGTTGGTGACTCATCTTGCAGAATCATACCCATTAGATCATCCATGATTTTAATTTAAGTAACGTTTTTATTTATTAGATCTCACCATCTTTGAGATCTTTTGCACCAATTTCTGGTGCTGCAGTTGCCTGAGCATCTGCATTCATATCGGGTTCCATGACTGGTTTACCCAAATCACCACCACCTTCAGGTGCAAATGGCATTCCTGTTTGTGGATCAATTGTTGCTGGATCTGGAATAATGCCAGTTTTAATTTCCTTATCGATGAGTTTATCCTGCTCAACAATTTCCTCATCAGTTTGACGAAGAATTTTTCTTCTTAGATAATCTTGTGAGAAATACTTTCCAACATATGGTTCTGCAGTTGCAACCATATTAAGTCTCTCAGTCATTAACTCAGTTTCTTTGAGTTCTGAGAAGTGGTTATCATAGAGGAAGTCATATTGAATATGCTCACTCATCATCTCCCAATCTTCGGGAGTAACAATATTCTTAAGGAGTAGTTGTGTCTTAAGCATATCACTGAACATATTTGAGAATCTTTTTCTCAAACGTCCAACAAACTTGGTGAACTTGAGTTCGTCTCTCAGAATTTCAGAAGAACGACCAAGATTAAAACCACTATCACTATCCATTCTTGATGGTGGAACGTTTAGTGACTGATATAGTTTCTTCTTAAAGTAATCAATATCGGTAATTTCACCCAGATTTTGACCACCTGGTAGAGTTGTGATCTCAGTACCACGACCTCCTTCACGACGAGGCAACCAGAAATCTTCAAGCATACTCATATGCTTTTTATCATCACGAATCTCACCAGTGCTAGAATCATACACGAGTTTGTTACGATATCTACTCATAACATCACGCAGATACTGTTCTGCTTTCTGCTTAGGTAGATTACCAACATCAATGTAGAAAATTCTACGTTCTGGTGCTCTACTCAAACGATAGATTACCAAAGAGTCCTCAATCATTCTAAGTTGATTGAGTGACTTAATTGCTTTGTGTAGATATGAAAGAGTTGATCCCTTATTTCTATCTACAAGACCAGAAGTACAATATGAAATAGCATCTTTTGCAATTTTTACACCCTTAGAATCATTCATTCCACCAGCTGCCTGGTTTGGATACTGAAGTTTTGGTGTGTACATGAAGTATTCTTCTACCTCAGGAAACACATAATCCATTGGATCTTCAGTGTTCTTTCTAACCAGAACATTGGGATTACTATTATCCTTTTTAGTCTTACGAACATAACGCATTTTCATTGCGTCAATATAACGTAATTCTTGGATACCTTCCTGAGGTTTTTTTAAATCAATTACCTTATGGTAATAAAGTCTTCCATCAATATACCAATTTCTATAAATTTCGTGAGACTTCTTATCAAAATCCAATAAATCTAGAATAGTCTTAAATTCTTCTCTAATTTTAGTTTTAATACCATCACTGGCATTGAGATTTGATAACTCAATTTTTACTGGTGAATCATCAGAATCTGAAACAATTGCTTCATTTACAATATCTTCAATAGCACTGTCTACCTCAGGATGTAGAGACATCTCTCTATATCTTCTGAGCAAATCAAACTCTGTTCGATATACACCTTCTATATCAACGTAAGATCCAAAAAATCCCGTACTTAAATAATGGTCAACCCCGTCCTCATTGTTTGGAGGCACGGGGGAGACGATTGACGGTGACTTAGGTTCTGAATCTTCAATTGAAAATCCAAAAAGTCTAGACATAATTTAATTGCTAAGTTTTACCTATTTAGTAGATATTACTTGAGGGTTCCAGGACCATTTGCCATTTCAAAGTACTGAACTTGGAATTCTACGGTGAATTCTTCAATGGTATCAGTGGTATCATAAGAAAGATCAATTGCAGAAACATTTGTTGGGAAAATGTCAATGAAATTGTAAGTTCTTAGAACAGTGGTGTCACCACTTCCAGAAGAACCACCACCAGGACCAGCACTGGTAACATTGTTACGAACTTTCGTTCCTTCAAGTTTGTCAGATCTACCAAGTTGATGAACAGTTGCGTTCCTCATATATGAGGTTGGGTTAACTGCACCCGTTGCGTTATCGAGTTTGGAGAGTAGATTCATCCATGCCTCGAAAGCATGTCTGATCTTAAAGTCTTCGTCATTGATAACAGTAACAGTCCAGGTATCAAAGGTGCGGTCTCCCGCAACCTTCAATGTTCTACCTCTGAAAGGAATCTCGATTGCTGCAATGTTAGATGCTGGAAGTTGAGCTGTTTTGCAGAAGAATCTGAAATCAACTTGCTCCTCAGATCCCCACAGAGATTGAACCTCTGCAGGAAACTGATCTAATTGAACCTCAAAAATATTTGGTCTTGCACCACCACCAGCAAGTCTTGTCTTGAATGATGATAGATTCTTAAGTGAGGGTTTGTTGTTTGCCATTTTAGTTTAGTCTCCCTAATTAAATTTATAAAAAATGAATATCAAACTCTGCCAGCAACTTCTTCAAAACTAACACCTGTGCGGGTTGCAACAAATGTTAGAGTGACGTAGTTGATTGACTTTGTAGGCTTGAGGAAAATGTCAGCCCTGAATTCATTGCTGTCAATGATATCGGGAGTGTTATTGGATTCATCACAAACAACTAGGAATCCATAGAGACCTCTCTTTGCTTGAACATCGCGGAGGTAAGGCTCTACGATATTAACAAAGTTTGCTCTTGTAATCTCATCGTTGAGTTCAAAGAGTTGTGCATCACCAGCACTCTTGAGTGCTTGCTCAACTGTAAGGAATAGACGACGAACGTTAATTCTGTCGAATGCTGAGTTGTAACCTAGTGCGGTCTTATCACCAAAGAGGATGATACCTGTTCCTGGAGAATTAACGATTGAGTTGATTCTCTTAGGATAGAGACGATCTCTCTGTGCCTTGGTTGGATTGTATGCAAGTTTAACTGCATTGTTGATAACACCTCTTTGCTGTCCAGCAGGTGAGAACCAAGGATATGCTTCGATAGAAGTTCTTACACAAAGACCAGCAACGTCAGCATTGGTTGGAACGTAACGGAATCTGTTATTGAATCTATCATAAGTGTACTTGTATCCAGTATCAAAGATTGCATAAGAAGAGGATGCAAGTGGTGAATAGAACTCAAGAACATTGGTTGTCTGAGTTTCTGCATTAGCAATGTCAACAACATCAGAACGATGAGGTGAAATTACAGCAACACAATCTTTTCTACCTTCAGCAATTGCGATAAGTTCCTGTGCTTTTGCTTGTGACTCATACTTATTGGTCATTCCAGGTCCCATGATTAGATAATCAATTGGGAATTCTTCTTCATTTTTGAAGAGTCTGTATGAAGTAACAAGATCTCCAAGAGATGCTTGCATTCTGTTAGAACCACTTCCATAATCCTTACCACCTTTTAATTTGTAG